AACTGAATTTAGATTTATTACCACTGATCAAGATACTCCACCAACTGATTCATCGCCTATATTTTTTCACCACACAGGTTCATCTGCTGCTACATATTTGGATAGTTTGGTTGCTGAAATTAATGCTGCTAATATTGGGGTATCTGCAGTAGATGGTACAACAGAATTACAATTAACAGCATCAAGTACTGGTCTAAGTGGTAATTCAATATCAGTTGATACTGGATCTGGTGCCACTATGAGTGATCAAATAACACTTGCTGGTGGAACTGCAGACTCAACTACTGGTGGTTCATTACTTACCTTAGAGGTGTTAGGTGACGGAACACAGTTTAATAATAATGTTGACACAATCGGCACAGACGGTTTATTGACACCAAGAATAAACGCTACGGGTAATGAACATTTTAATTCTGGTAGTTTTGGTGGTAGAGCTGATAACGTAAGATATGAAATATCACAGAGAAATACTGCTAAAGGTACTTTTACCTTATTGATAAGAGCCGGTAATGATACTAATAAAAGAAAGGTAATTTTAGAGACACATGCTAACCTATCCTTAGATCCTGAGAGTACAGATTATATTCTAAAAAGAATCGGTAATCAAGGTAATGAAGTTGCTGTCGAGGATGGGGTTGCCTTCCTAAAACCAACTGGAGAGTATCCAAATCAGTCTAAATATGTAAGAGTTAGTGATTTACCTGATGCTAATAAGACACCAAATTACTTAGATGAAAATGGGGATGTCTTAACACCAGCACTGTCAGCTTCAATACCACCAGTTGGTAGTGGAAGTGCTCATGGTGCTTTCAGTGGTGGCGTATTTTCGACAGAAATAGCACATCCATTTAAATTTTATGATGATATAAGCCCTACTAACTCACAAGGTATAGACGTAGCAACAAGTGGTGCTGCTGTAGGTGATTCATCAGTGGGTGGTGGATATGGAACTGCTCTAAGTATGTTGAAGAATAAAGATGAGTTTAACTTTAACTTACTGTTTTTACCTGGAATAATAGATGGTAATGCTAATCATTCAGGTATTATAACTCAAGCCATTGATCTTTGTGAATCTAGAACCGATTGCTTCTTAGTATATGATGCTACGAATAAAACAAGTACTGTTACTAATGTAACAACAAATGCGAAAACTCGTAATTCAAGTTACGCTGCTACTTACTATCCATGGGTTCAGATACAAGATACTTCACTAGGAACTTTTAGGTATGTCCCACCATCGACTGTTATTGCCGGTGTGTATCATTTCAATGATGTGATTGGACAACCTTGGTTTGCTCCTGCCGGACTGAACAGAGGTGGTATTGACTCAGCGATACAGGCTTATAAGAAATTATCACAGTCACAGAGGGATACACTGTATGATAACAATGTAAACCCAATTGCTACATTTCCAGGACAAGGTGTGACTGTTTTCGGACAGAAAACCACACAGAAGAAAGCCAGTGCTTTGGATCGTGTGAATGTGAGAAGATTGTTGATCAACATCAAATCTTTTGTTGCTAGGTCTTCAAGAAACCTTGTATTCGAACAAAACACAACTGATCTAAGAGATCAATTCCTAAACACTGTGAATCCTTTCTTAGAACAAGTTCAGGCAAATGCTGGATTGCAAGCCTTTGAAGTTGTGATGGATGATACAAATAACACACCTGAAACAATTGACAGAAATCAGTTAGTAGGATTGATTAGATTACAACCAACGAGAACTGCCGAGTTCATCGTATTAGACTTCGTAATTGAGCCATCTGGCGCCGCTTTTGATGGGTAAAATTTAGGAAGTTTATATTTATTGGTATAGGAGATAAATTATGGCAACATTATTAGAAGCAGATAAACTTTTTTATACACCGTATGAACCGAAGTTAAAAAATAGATATATCTTCGAGATCGGTGGAATTCCTGCTTTTACAATCAAATCTGCTCAAAGACCTCAGATCACTTTTGATGAGGTGACTCTTGAGCATATGAATATTACGAAATATGTAAAAGGTAAGGGAAGATGGCAACCGATCACTATCACACTTTACGATCCGATCGTGCCGTCTGCTGCTTCAGCTGTTGTTGAGTGGTTGAGATTACATCATGAGAGTTCTACTGGTCGTGATGGATACCAAGACTTCTATAAGAAAAATATAAATTTCAAAGTGTTGGGACCTGTAGGTGACATCGTTGAAAAATGGACTTTATATGGTACATACATTCAAGATGCTACTTTTGGTGATTTAGATTTCACTGTTTCAGATCCTGTTGAAATTACATTACAATTAAGATACGATTACGCTATATTGGAGTTCTAATGAAAAACTTACTAAAGATATTATTATCAGCAATCTTTCTTTTCGGTGCCGTCCCAACGTTGAACGCTATGGATATGAAGATGGAAAACTCAGAGGAGATTAAGAAGAAGAAAAAGAAAAAGAAGAAGAAAGGTGCTAAAGGTAAGAAAAAGAAGAAAGGTTTTTTCTCAAAAGCATTTGGTTCTAAGTAACCAATAGTTATTACATCAAGGAGTTATAATGGCAGAACATAAGTTCCCTACGGAAGTTATCGATTTACCCTCGTTAGGAAAAGTGTATCCAAAAGGTTCACCGTTGATCGATGGTAAGATTGAATTAAAATATATGACGACTAAAGAAGAAGATATCCTTATGTCTCAGAATCTCATCAAAAAAGGTGTGGTGATTGACAAACTATTGGATAGTCTGATCGTTACCGAAGGTGTGAAACAAGATGATTTAATCCTTGGTGATAAAAATGCCGTATTGGTTGCAGCTCGTATATTGGCATATGGTCCTGAATACACATGTGCTGTTGCTAATCCAAAAAATCCTGATCAACAGATTGAACATACATTTGATTTATCACAGTGTCCGTTTAAAGAAGTTGTGAAAGGTGTGGATTACAGTGATAATTCATTTGATTATACGACTCCTGTTGGTAAAACAAAACTAAAATTCAAAATACTTACAGGTAAGGATGAAGCACAGATTGAAAAGGATGTAAAACAATCGGCTAAGTTTGGTTACAATGCTGATATAACTACACGATTAAGATATATGATAACCGAAGTAGATGGTGACTCATCTAAAGAAATGATAAATTCCTACACACAAAACATGTTGGCTCGTGATTCAGTGGCATTTAGAAAATATGTCAATGATATATCACCAGACATAGAATTGACACAAGAAATCGAAATAGGAGGTGAAACTGTGAGCGTATCAATTCCGCTTACAGTCGAGTTTTTTTGGCCTAGCTCCATCGAATAAATTAGAAATACACCAATCTATATTTTATTTCATCTATGGTGCTCCTGGTTTCACCTTTGATGATGTTTACAACATGCCAGTTCATATGAGAAATTATTATTTCAAAGAACTCATGGCATTGAAAAAGAAAGAAAAAGAACAAGTTGATCAAGCCAGACAACAACCCAAACCCACGATTCCAAGACAATTTCAACCCAAGAAATAACTATCTTTGATATTTATTAGTATATTAGGAGAACTGTATCATGTCCTACATGAGTAACAAATCAATATTATCAGAGGGTGTTTTAGACTATATAGTGAAGAAATACTTTCTACCAAAAGCCCTTAAAAAAGATAAAGAGTATCAAAGATTGGCTAAAAAAGCTGACAAGGCTCTGAAAGACTTTCAAGATGCAGTCAATGCCGAATTAAAAAGATTAGAAACCAATAAGAAAGTTGATGTAGATTACTAATGGCAAGTGAAAAACAAGCAGAAAGATTAAAATTAGCCCAAGATTTAGCTAATGATGCTATTGAAAGTGGTAATGAATTATATCGTGATTTAGGTAGACTTCTTCAAGGTCGTATCTCACAGACTAAAACTCTCGGTGAAGTAAATAAACAGATAATGCACAACCTTTCTCGGCAATTACAAGCTGAAAAAAGGGGATTATCTAACGATGAAAAAAGAAAGGGTTTGGCAACTTCTTTAGCATATGCTAAAGCCAGTATGAATAAGTTAGAGCAAAAGGGTAAGGGAAATATTGCCGAACAATTAAAATTAGTTGTACAACTTTTAGAAGTTGAAGAAGCAAGTTTAGATAAAGCAGAACGAAAAAATGAAGTTTTTGACCAATTAGTAGAAAAAGCAAAAGATTTACGAAATAAACTAACGATTGCTGCTTTATTTACTGGTATAACTACAGCTGCTTTTAAGTTTGCTGCAAGAATAGATAAAATAGGTGAAACATTTGGTAGTTTAAATGTTTTAGGAAAAGATTTTCAAACAGATTTATTAGCATCATCAGTTGAAGCTACAAAACTCGGTGGTGGATTAGAGGATGTTGCCAATATAACCAATGCTTTGGCTTCTGATTTTGGTATGAGTGTTGATCAGGCTGCTCAATTATCAGGTAAGGTATTTGATACGAGTAAAGCTATCGGTTTATCTGCTGAAGAGGGTGCTAATTTATTTGGAGTATTGACACAAACAGCCAATCTAAGTGCCGAACAGGCAGAAAGTCTTGCTGAAGGTACTTTTCAGTTAGCCAGACAAGCCGGTGTTGCTCCTAATGCCGTATTAAAAGACTTAGCTGGTTCTGCCGAGGAAATTGCCCTTTTCACAGAAGACGGTGGGGATAATATAGCAGAAGCAGCTGTTCAAGCCAGAAGACTTGGATTAAGTTTAAGCACAACAGCAAAAATATCTGAAGGACTTCTTGATTTTGAATCTTCTATTAGAGCAGAACAAGAAGCATCAGTTCTCATTGGTAGACAGTTAAATTTACAACGTGCTCGTGAACTTGCTCTTCAAAATGATATTGCTGGTGCCACAAAAGAAGTAGTTGCTCAGTTAGGTAGTGAGGCAGAGTTCACAAGAATGAATGCCTTAGAAAGACAGGCTCTTGCTAAATCCATTGGTGTATCTGTCAGTGAATTATCAAAATTAGTAGGTCAAAGTGATAAACTTAGTCTTAGTGGTTCTTTAGCTGCTGGTAATTTTGAGGATTTATTAGGACAAGAAGGTTTGAGTAATCTATCATCAATCATAGGTGAATTCAAAGCATTAGGTGCAGAATTGGTTAATTCATTAGGACCTGCTCTTGAAACTGCTGTAGGATCTTTCAGAGATTTTTTAAAAGAAGGTGGAGGTCTTGAAAAAATATCAAGTATCATCACTTCACTTGGAAAAGGTTTTGAAGTAGTTGCTGGTAGCTTACCCACTGTGATAGGATTATTTGTTGCTCTTAAATCGGTTTCGATTGGAGCTGCAATTGCGAGTGCTATGGCTGCTACAAGTGCCGTTGCTGCGGCTACTTTGGGTATTGGTGTACCTGTGCTTCTTGGAGTCTTGGCAGCAGCTGCAACCAAAATAGCTCAATTTACAACTGTTGATGATTTCAAGTCAGGACCTGGTGGTATAAACTTTATGTCAGGACCTGCTGGTGCTTTCAAACTAAATCCACGAGACTCGGTTTTGGCAACCACCAATCCAATACAAGTAAATGATATGATGTCAGGACCGCCAGGATCATTGGGTGGTGGTGGAACAAACGTACAGATATCATCCAAGATGGTAAAACTCGGTGGTGGTGATTTAGGATTGGCTATTGATGCTTTTACATATCCGGCAAACACAGGCCAAGGAAGGACTAAATTCGAATCCTTGGTGGGTAGGGGATAATCCATGGGTTTAGAGAGATTACAATCGATATTTAATAATATAGAGGATAATGTACAATCTTTAGAAGATGGTATACCTGTTGAATCCATAAGTAATTCTTTGTTTGATGATTTTCATTCTTTTGGAACACAAGGGAATCGTTCTGAACTCATTGAAATAACCAAAATCAACAAGAAACAAAACCCATCACCTTTGATGGCAATAAATGGTATTTTCACAGAAGATGGAACTCCAATACCCATAGATCCTGTAAATGGACACAATTTTAAACAGATTAGAATCAACGACAATGCCGGAACAAATTTATTAAAGACAGTAAATAATGAACATGGTTTCGGAGAAATAGTTTCGAGTGTCCCTAATGTTAGTCCTATTAATTTAGGTAAAGGAGATTTCGTCTTTGGGTCATTATTTGCTCATAATCACTCCGATTCAATACAAAGACCGACTATTAATAGTTTACCAGGTACTTTACGAAGTGATTTACAGCTATATATTGAACCAACAAATAAAGGAAACTTAAATATAAAGTCACATTCACCAAATATTGGATCTAGTAGAAATGGACTCTTTGGTTTTATAAAAGAACCATACATAACTCATAATATACCAAAAAGTGGTGGTGCAGTGGGTGGTATCAAATCTGGTTATAATAGGGACACAATTCCTTGGAGAGCTGGACTTGAAGATGTAACAAGATTGGGTGCCTTTTATAGTTCTAATAAAGGATTGTTATCACTTGCTGCTGAAAATATTACCAACGTTTCTGTCGGTGATGGTTTTACTTTGGCTGAACCATTTGGTAGTTTGTTACTTCCAGCATTTCCAATTCCAATGACTGGTTTTCTGAATAATTATCAACAAAGTAAACAAGGAAAATTTCAAGGTATTGAATTTCCTGGTAAATTAAAAGAATTATTGAAAATGGAAGGCATACCTGGTTTTGGTGATGGTTCGATAAGAAAACCTGGGGTGGGTCAATATAGTGACATGTTCAATCAAATAACTAAAAGACCTTTTATTGCTGCCAATCATGGAGATACTGAGCCTTTTTTTAATACTGATTTTACGAATCCGATAAAATTATCGATAAAACAAAATGTAGAAGCAAAAAGAATTGATAGAAAAATCAAACTTAGGGAAGGTGCGAAGCTATACGTCGCAGATCCAAATGATACTGGTTTGTCTGTCGAAGCCGGAAGAAGTTTAGATAGAAGGGATAAAATATATAATTTTGGTGCAACTGCCGGAAACGGAATAATTGGTGGACTAAATAAGGGTCTAGCAGGCTTAAATAAATTAGAAAATCTTGCTAGAAAGGCAGCACAAGCTGCAATTGACGTAGCAAAAGAAGAATTCAACAAGATTGCAGATCAAGGTGTTGCCTTACCTCAAAATCCAACTCCAAATTTTTTAGGACTTGGTAAAGATAGAGAAAGACTAGGTGGAAAATTCACAGTATATAAAGATATTTTTTCTGAAGCCAATCCAAGAGACTTTGCTTTAGAAGATTTTTCAACAGTCGATCCAGGTGATTTTTATGTCAGAATATCTGATGAAAGAGATGGAGGTCAATTATTATATTTCAGAGGATTTGTAACAGGTATCACAGAAAATGTTACACCTACTTGGAATCCAACCCAATATGTGGGTAGATCAGAAGATGTTTATATTTATCAAAAAGGTGAAAGAGATTTAAGTTTTAATCTTAGAGTTGCTCCTCGTAATGGAGAAGAACTTGAAGCTATGTACGAAAAGATGCAAGTTTTAACTTCTTTAGCATATCCTAACTATTTACCAGATGCGGGTTTAAGAATGCAACCACCTTTCTCGACCCTTTATATGGCACATATCGGTAGTAAAGCAACAGGTCAATTTGGTTTTATAAAATCAATCACATATACTGTGAATGAACAAGGTGATTGGGATGCCTTATCACAAAAGGCAAGAGTTTTCGATATTGCCCTATCCTATCAAATACTACATAAAAAACCACCACAGGCTTATCCATACACCAGATATTATGATTTAAAACCAGACGATGTCCAAGAGGATATGACATACATTGGGGGTGATTTAGCATAATGAGTAGATACGATTCCATATCAAAAATAGAGGATAAAAAAATTCAAAGGATAGGTGCCGCGACCTTACCTACAGTAGAGGAAAGTAATACCGATACTCTTTTAATAGCAACCGAGGGTGATAGGTGTGATCTATTGGCAGTTGAGTTTTATGGAACACCAACACTTTGGTGGTTTGTAGCTACAGTGAATGGATTATCTAGTAATAATATACCCGTTGGGACACAACTTAGGATACCTATTTCCGCAACACAAGCAGTGTTGGAGTAAATTATGCGTTTCGATAAAAGGGTTTTTGGAGCAGAGGTATCTGAAGAAATAATTGATGAATTCAAAATTCTTGGTGGGATTCAACCTACTGTACAACAAGATCCTCTTTCATCAGTCAATCCCTCTGAACCATATTATCTAGGAAATCTAACATCTTTTGCTAGAATGTGGACTGCCGTTGCTTATAGTGAATATACAGATGATGAATGGAATGCCTATAAGGGGGAAAGAGTAAGTATTAACAGTAATGGTCAGATATTTTATCACGGAGAGGATGATGAATTTGAAAGTTCTGTTGTATTAGGTAGTGAAGAGAGAACAACGACAAAATTAATATTTTCGGCAAATGAAAATCGTGAAGATAGCTACGCAGGTCATCCTTTGGAACAAACACTTCCAGGTGGTGATACAGGAAAGGTTCAATATAGAAATCAACTTACAAATAATCCATTAAATAATCCGCCGGCCGGTATAACATCAGTTCGATCCAAAACCCAAGGTGCTCTAGGTGCTATATTGAGCACAACTATTGAGTTTGTGGTTCACAATAAGTTTGATTTTGAAAATATATTTTTACCATATTTTATGAGACCAGGTTCTAAGGTTTGTGTGGATTATGGTTGGTCAGATCCAGCGACTCCGTTATACGACATAAAGAGTCAAGTGGAAAATCAAGATATTCGAATGACTAAATTCATAGATTTCATACAAAATACTTTTATACCGAATAATTTTGGAAGAGTCAACACTGCCATAGGAAATGTTGTAAATTATAGTAGTAATGTTACATCTGAGGGTTCTTTTGAATGTTCAATCGAATTAATATCACCAAATGCCTCATTATTAGATCAAGGTGTGGGTGGTGAGGATAATATTCAGTTTTTATTCACCAACACAATAAATGATCTTGTGGCAGCCATGTTTGCAAGACATAAAGGTGTGCCATTATCCTTAGATCACATTAAAAGAAATTTAAATGCTTCTGTACCTGTTGATACATCAGAAGAATCCAAGAGATTAATTTCTGAATTTTCCAATAATACATATCTTGGTGTAATACCGCCGATCTCAGTTGAGGATGGTATTTTTCATCAAGACTTATCACCAAACAAACCCGCAGAAATCTCATCATTACAAGATAGAAAAGTAACCGCTGATGATGAGAAGAAATCAAGTCGGCAAGTAATTGTTGACGATGCAACACTAGGTGGTGAAGTTACCTATATATCATACGGCTTGTTCGAAGATGTATTCTTGAATAATTTCGTAGCCGGAGTGGTAACCAACAAACCAAAGGGTGGTAATACTGCCGAGGTTTCTTTTGAGGAAAAACCTGCAAATGATTTTAACATAAAATTCGATAGTCGAACAGTTTACGTCAGATATGATGATTTATACCTCGATATTCAGAAAGCACCACTCGTGGATGGGGAAAAACTAACTAATTTTTTGATACCCGATAATTGGGATAATAGTTACAATAGTAAAAAAGTACTGAAAATAAACCTAGAAGAAACCGATGCTGACAAATTACCGGATAAGGATTCGGATATAAAATGGAATGTGAGTACGAAGGATCAAAAGGAAGGAAAACATCCTAATTATCCAGGAATCGCTGTCATACCATTGAGAGACATTTTCATTTCAGTTCCATTAATTACAGCGGCCTTTAAAAAATCCAAATCTGTGAATGATGCTATAGTTGCCATATTGGATGATCTTAATTTTGAGTCCAATGATGTTTGGAATTTAAAGATAGTTGGTAGTACTAATGCTAAAACAGGTCTCAAAATAATCGATATAAATCTTGTGCCAAAACCAGAGCCTAGGAGATTAGTTTTTGATGTAACCGGCCAATCATCAATCGTCAGTAATTTAGATTTAAAATATTCAACACCAAGCGATGGATTATCTTCGATTTTAGCAATCGGAAACTCACCAGGACCCGATCATAGTAATGATATGGATATGTCACAATTTGCTTTTCTAAAATTATTAAATAAATCAGAATTTGGCCCTCGTGATAGACCATTTCGTGTAGTTAGTCTACCTTATGATGGAGATCCTAATAGTTTAACAACTCAACAAGAAGCGATGACATTGGATTTAAATGGCATAATGGAGTCGGTGATGCCTGCCCCACGAAATCCCTTGACAAGTGAACAAGTTGAAATACAGAGATTTTACCTTGAGAATATTGTTGAAAAGGTAAATCAGATCGAGGAAGAAAAGGCAGGTGGTAAAGATTTTGAATTCACACCGAGTGATAAATATCAGAAATACACAAAGGCAGTGGAATTTGTGGATTCCTACAGAGATTACTATAAGAAAGTTTTGAGAAAAAAATATTATGATAAGGAAGGTGAACAAACAATACCCGTTATATTACCGATCGAGCTTTCTTTAACAATTTATGGGAACACCTATTTACAGTATGGAGATTATTTTAGTATCAACTATTTACCAGAGTTTTATAAGGATAGGGTATTTTTTCAAATAGTAGGTATCGAAGATGCTATAGATACTAGTGGATGGTCAACCACTTATCAAACCGTGATGAGAATAGTTCCAGCAAAGAAATCCATAGTTACTGGTCAGAAAGAACTGAATCAAGATTTGTTATCATTAAATCCAACTTTAGATCCTTTATCGACAACAACATCTATTGCGAATCTCTTAGGTGGTGGGGATTTGAAGGAACATACATCAATTGTTATTGATGCAATATCAAGAAAAAGATTTTTGAGAAAAGATCCGAACGATTTAAATTTCGAAAAAGCTATGAAATCCAGTGGATTGACATTTAAAACATTGGTATATGCAATCGATCAACCTGATTCTTGGACAAAACAAGTTAAATTGGTTCGTCCTTTGGCCGGCAATAACGAAGTTGACGCTACAAATTTTGTAAAATTTCAATATAGCAGTTATGATATAAATGATCTCACTTCAATGGATGAGTTATCCTATTGTTTTGCCGTCCGAGATGCCATAATTGGAGAGAAAACTCCTCTGGATTGGGATAATAATCTTGGTGGCTTAGTTTTGCGTCAAGGATTCTACAAGACTTTACGAAAAGAATTAAGTATAAAAACTTACTTTAATTTATTGAAAAAAGACGTAAATTTTATAATTGATATTGACAAAGGTAAAAGTATAGATGGTGACATGGACTTTTTGGAACTACCATTTGGGGGTCGTACAGCACAGGATGTATATGACAAATTAAAAACAGTAAACTATGGAATATCTCCAGCACTCAATCAGGTGATATTTGATGCAGGTATTGCTAACTTAGAAATGGATTTGACATTCAAGGATACTAAAATACCGGTACCAATACGAGGTATTTATACGGCATTAAATTCGGAAAAAGTTAACTCTGATGATAAAAAAAATTCAGACAAAGGTTTCGAAGCTTTGTACGTATTTCAAGTAACCTCTGGTAATAAGGTATTTGAAAGAATACCGATACCTGGTAAATTTTTTAAGGATTTGAATGTAAGTGAATTTATAAAATTAATTGCAGAAAGATATACTTTTTACAAACAACTCTTGACTTTTTAATAAAAACTTCGTAACTTATGATATGGTTATCTGTATCAATAAGTATCCGCTGTGGAGCAAGTGTCATCCGAAGAATACACCAGTGCTTATCTACGATAACTTTGAAGATGAAGTGCTTTATGCTGACCATTACGACTATAAGATTGATAACTTGGATTACAAATTATTAACTGTTGATCATCAAACAGAATATTACGTTGGTTTAGATTATAGAACATTCAAACAAATGAATGTAAATTATCACGACATAAATTCTGTTCATTATTGGTTACATAACAAACCCAAGTGGGAGATACAGCACGATAGGTTCTATTCATCCAGCGATATGGAAGATTTTCCATATTACAGATCATTTGACAAGCTTGTAGAACAATGTAAGTCAATGGGTAAATATCAGATCAAAGATAGGATATTCGATCAGAGTAATTATCTGTTTTTTCAAACTTATTACCACAGAGCTTTCTATAACATTGAGAAAAATGGTATTGGAGTAAATGAAAACTTTCTAAAAGTCTTTGGTGATAAATATAAATCATCAATTCATGATAAAAAGGTCTATCAGAACTATAATTTCTATACAAGCACCTCTAGACCATCAAATTCTATCAATGGATTGAATTTTGCTGCCCTTACCAATGAACAACGCAAGTGTTTCTCGCCCCTAAACGATATTTTTGTAGAATTTGACTATGATGCGTATCATCCAAGGTTGATTGGTCAATTAGTGGAGTATGATTTTCCCGATACATCGGTTCACGAGTATCTGAGTGAAAAATATGGTGTGAGTGTTGACGAGGGTAAGAAAAAAACCTTTCAATACATGTACGGTGGTATCCCCAACGATGTTGCTAACAAAGTTGAGTTTTTAGATAAGACTAAGAAGTTTATCAAGAAGTTGTGGGAGGAATATCAAGATGAATCGTTTGTCAAAACCAGAAGATACTTTCGTAGATTATATAAGGGAAATCTACCTAATATGAACCCACAGAAGTTATTTAACTACTATATTCAGGCACATGAAACTGAAACAAATGTTAATGTGTTACACGGTTTACATACATATTTATATAGTAAGGAAACAAAAATAGTTCATTATAACTATGACAGCTTTTTATTTGACTATAGTCGAAAAGATGGGGTGGACACTATTTATAAGATACAAGATGCATTACAAAGATTAGGTTATAAAGTCAAGTCCAAAGCCGGACATACCTATGGAGATATGAAGGATTATGAGTTCAGAAATTGATTTAATATATAGGGAATGGCAAGAAGCTATTCGTGACCGTTTTAACATTAAAGGGGAACAAGTTGTGGTTGCTAAACCAAGTAATCCAGCACACCTCAGTATATTGAAAGAGATGTGTTTAAAGGCTGGTTTCACATCTGATCAGGCAAACTCAATTGTTTTGATATTGGAAAAATTTCAAGCAAGAAAAAAAGACACTGGTAAAGTTGTAGATTTTAAATCTAAAGAAAACAGAGATAAAGCTATCAAAGGTGGTGAGTATGAAGAGCTCGAACAAGATGGTGATGATGATGATGCATCATCAGAAACAAATCCAAATTTTGCTAAAGATGGTGAGGAGCCAGAGCCAGGACAATCAACTACTGATGGTGGACATTTGACAAGTAAGGGATCACAGAAAAAAGAAGACTCAAATCCAATTACTGATGGTTTGAATGATGGCGATCTTCAACCTTTGGCAGATGAACAAAAATCATTAGAGGATGATAGGGATAAGGGAACTGCCGGTGCGGGTGGAGCAGCTGCAAGTCAAGGTGAGTCAAGGTATTGTAATGGTATAAACGAATATGATGATGAAGAATTTTCCGAAACCAACGAGGGATTGATTAAAGACAGAAAAGAAGAGATAAAAAATAGAAAAAAATATCCCAATGCAGAAGAAAAGGCAATATTAGAACACTTAGGACTAAATCCTGAGGACGATGAAGCATTAGATTATTTAGCAAAAAGAGAACTTTGGGCTGAACAAGAATTGGCTAGAATGAAAGCGATGCCTAAACCAAATGTCTTGACGAGTCCAAAAGGTTTTGATGGTAATGATAAGGCTTATATGGATTGGATGAAAGCTGCTTATGATGGTATGCGTGAAACAAAACAAATTTTAGAAGATAGTGATTTAGATACTACAAAACCACATGTCGCAATACAATCAACCACCGAAACAGATAATAAAGTTGAAAAACATTTGGAAGAAAAAATAGCCAATGCTGAAAATGATGAGGATAGAGAGTATTATGAAAAGGAATTGAAATTATTTAAAAAATATAGAAAATATCATGACACTTATGTAATTGGTCAAGATGAAAAGGGAAGAACTCACATAGTACATGTTTCTAACAAAAAGGGTTCAGATTTAAAAGATCCACATAACAATACAACACCTGCACAAAGATTTAGAATAATTGCTAAAACCTTTGGTACAGAAGTCGCACAAGAAATAACCGATGCTATCGAATGGGGTATTGAAAAAGTAACAACTGTTAGGGAACAAACTCTTAATAGATCCAGACAGGTAGAGATTGATGAGAATTTTTCAAAAGTAGCAGAGAAAGCTGCTGGTTCATATATCAATAAACTGAACAGTATGGCTAATAAAAGACTCACAAAGGCTGATGGTAATCCAAGACCAGGAAATGAATTTGGTGTTTGGTTGGATAGAAAAGGAATTTCTCCTGAAGAATGGGCAAAGATGTCTACCGAACAACGGTTAAAAGAAATGCAAACCTTTATGGTTGATGAAGAGTATCATAATTCTCTACCAAAGCAAAAAGTCAGAGGTAGTGATCCACCAGAGTATGTTAACTATACACCACCTTACAAACCTTTTTCAAAAATATTTATAAAAGTTGGTGAGAAATCTCAAGAACCTAAATTTTGGAGAGATAATCCTGAATTAAATGAAGATGGTGTTGGGCTTAAAGATTCTATTGCAATAAAACAAAATGAAAAGGAAGCAGTTAAAGAAGCTCATGATCATGTGGTCAATACCATCACAAATAAAGATAAAGAATTAGGTTTTCCAAAACGTGATGCAGATGGGTTGGTTAGTGAAAATGGTCCTAACACACAAGCCTATATCACTACTGTAATGGACGCTATGCATTTCAGTGCTTACATTGATATGGCAGATGAAGATGATAATAAAATGATTCTTCAAATGGGAATAAAAGGTGCTAAAGCCAGTCATGTAAGAGAGTGTTTGGCAGAAAAGAGTGGATATGGAGACATCCCACCTGGTACAAGAGAGGGTTTAAAAGAACATATAAAAAGAACTTCATCTGTTGATGCAGAAACAGGTGCAATCATAATAAAAGGTAAGGATGGGGAGACAACATTAGCAGAGGATACTTGGAGAACTGCCGGTGACTCACAAAAAGTTGCAAGTGGTTTTGGTGGAGATATGCGAGATTGTATTTCAGAAAAGGTCAAAAAATAAATGAACACCCAACTCCTCTGTACATTCACTACTAACAAAAAGTTAGACCAAACCTTAATGGACATTAGTAGTAAGTTCAATGTTATCTATGAGAAGATTTATGTACTACAGAATGAAGATAAACATAATGAACTGATCTGCACATATAATGTAGAGAAGAACAGAGACTTAGATTTCAATGCGGTGGCAAACACCATTTCATTACATAGGAAAAAGATTACAAACACATTATACACGATAAATGCTCTGAATGAACTCATCATGGAGATAAACAACGGTGTGTTGGATACAAAATTTGAATTACCTTGGGAGATGTATAAGAACATGATTCTGATCACGAACAAGGAAGGGTTATCTCGAATATCAACCAGAATACTAAAAATAATAAATATCTAAAAAACTACTTGACAAATAGAAATATTATATGTAAATTATTATATATAATATTTATAGTAGATAAACTATAAATAACAACATAAACATGGAGAATGATAATGGATATTAATGCGATTAAATCACGCCTGAATCAGTTACAAAATACTTCCTCAACAGCTAATGCGTTTTGGAAACCACAACCAGGAAAGTCACAGATTAGAATCACGCCATATATTGAAAACAAGGATAATCCTTTCGTAGAATTATTTTTTCACTATAGTCTTGTTCCTAAAAAAACAGTGCTTTCACCACTTTCATTTGGACGACCTGATCCCGTTCAACAATTTGCCGACAAACTCAAGGGTTCTGGCGACAAAGACGAATGGATTCAAGGTAAGAGAATCGAACCTAAGATGAGGACATTTGCTCCTGTCATAGTTCGTGGAGAAGAATCCGAAGGTGTGAAATGGTGGGGATTTGGTAAGACAGTTTATCAAGAACTTCTTGCTATTATTGCTGATCCCGACTATGGTGATATATCAGATGTAATGACTGGTAGAGACATCGTTGTGGAGAGACAAACTGCTGCTGAAGCTGGTAATCAATATGGGAAGACAACTATTCGTGTCAAACCAAATCAAACAGCACTTGTAGAAGATGCAAATTTGAGTGATAACTTGTTAAAGAATCAACCAAATATTATTGAACTCTACACAGAGCCGTCATTCGATGAGTTGAAAGGTCATTTACAGAACTTTCTAAATCCATCTGCTGCTGAAGAAACTACAGAGAAAGAACCAGAAATGGTTTCCACTCAAGCTTCTTCTAATGTAGAGGATGACTTCGATAAGTTATTTAACTCTTAATTAACACCGACATAAAAAGGGTGGTGGGTTTTCCTCCTTTTGCCTGCTACCCTTGTCGGTTTTTGGAGAACATATGTCTAAGAAAGATGAACTAGCCGAAGTTATTGCTTCGGAATTAAACAAACAATCTAAATCACATCAAGTTGCTTATTTTCTTGATGGAGTTCAAGAAACACCAACTGATGTAACAGATTGGATTTCTACTGGCTCTACCATATTAGATTTGGCTATATCAAATCGACCAGATGGTGGATTGGCCGCTGGTAGAATCACAGAAATAAATGGACTTGAGGGTAGTGGTAAATCTCTGATCGGAGCTCATGCTCTTGCCGCCACCCAAAAGAAAGGTGGACTTGCTGTCTATATAGATACCGAGTCTGCCGTATCAAGTGAGTTCTTACAGGCTATTGGAATCGATACCGAGAATATGCTGTATGTCCACTTGGAAACTGTTGAAGAGATATTTGATACTATCGAAACAATAGTTGCTAAAATCAGAGAATCCGATAAGGATAAATTGGTTACAATACTCGTGGATAGTTTGGCAGCTGCTTCAACCAAAGTCGAGATGGATGCTGATTTCGACAAGGATGGTTGGGCAACTGCTAAAGCTATCGTGATTAGTAAGGCTATGAGAAAGATAACACAGTTGATTGCTAGACAACGAGTGTGTTTGATCTTTACTAATCAGTTGAGACAGAAACTTGGTGTTATGTTTGGAGATCCATGGACAACATCAGGTGGTAAAGCTCTACCATTTCACTCATCAACTCGTATTAGATTGAAGAATGTGGGACAGATAAAAGATACTAAGAAGAATACAATCGGTATCAAGATACGAGCACAAGTTATCAAGAATAGGTTAGGACCACCACTGAGAAGTGCTGACTTTTCACTATACTTTGATAAGGGTATTGATGACTTTGGTAGTTGGTTGGAAGTGTTAAAAGGTCACAAGTTGATCAAACAAGCTGGTGCTTGGTATACACTAGAAGACCAAGATGGAAAGGAACATAAGTTCCAATCTAAGGACTTTGGTTCTTTGATGGCTGATGAAGACACACAGAAATATATCTATGATAAAATCTGTGAGGCTTCGATTCTACGATATGATTCAGGTAAACTTGGCATCGATGATGTCACTACATCTGATGAATTCGCCGATGAGTAAAGCCAACAAGAACCTATTATCGAAAAGGTTCAATGAATATAAAGAAGAAATATCTACTGAGCCTACTAGACGAAAACTTAACGACCACGCTCTATTAATAGATGGGTTGAATACATTCATCAGAGCCTTTTCGATAAATCCATCTTTGAATGAAGATGGAAGTCATGTCGGTGGACTAATTGGATTCTTAAAATCAGTTAGGTTTGCTGTAAACAAATTCAAACCAACGAGATGTGTTATTGTGTTTGATGGTAAACACGGTTCTAAATCTAGACAAAAAGTATACGATGGTTACAAAGGTGGTAGGAAAGTAAGAACTAGATTAAATCGTGTAGTGGATTGGGATATAAATGTCCAAAACGAAGCAGAGGCTATGAAGAGACAACTGAGTAGACTCGTGGAGTATATTGAAAACTTACCATTGACTATATTATCTATTGATGGGTTAGAAGCAGATGATGTTATTGCTTATGCTACAAACACAGCACTGAAAGATTCTAAGATAACCATTATGTCCACCGATAAAGATTTCTATCAGTTAGTTAGTGATAGGGTTCAAATGTATTCGCCGACAAAGAAGATAACCTATGATAAAGAATTGGTGAGAAAAGAGTTTGGAATTTACCCACAAAATGTTCTAACTTGTAGGGTGATAGATGGTGATAGATCAGATAGCATACCTGGAGTTAAGGGTGTGGGTACTAAGAGTTTGGTAAAAGAATATCCTGAGTTATCTGAGGACAAACCATTTGACATAAAAACTTTATTGGATTCTGCTAAACAAAAATCCACGAGAATATCGAAGATGATAGTGGAAAGTGAATTGATAATAAAAAGAAATTATTTGTTGATGCAACTGAAAGAACCAAATATAAACAATCATGCTAAGTTGAGAATACTAGATGCCATACGAGACTTAAAACCACAGATAGTAAAGTATAATCTACAAAAGTTATTAGTTCAAGATAAGCTATGGGGACAGATACCTAACTTTGACAATTGGGTTACAGAGTTTATAGAATTGAATCATTATTGGAATAATCAATGAGTGAACAAAAGAATATATCGGAATACGGATTTAACTTTCAGGTAAAGTTTATTGTATGTCTGATTACAGATAAGTTATTTTTAGAACAAATATATGATATATTAGATGAAAAATATTTAGGTAATGATGCTTTTAAATGGTTGGTTAAGGAGATAAAAGAACATTATTCTAAGTATAAAAAAGTGATGACGATGGATGTGTTTAAGGTTCAGGTTGGTGGGGTTGATAATGACCTACTTAAACAGAATATTCTTGATACCTTACGAGAGGTAGTGAAGCATCTAGAGTCAGAAGAGTTGGATTACATCAAGGATAAAGCTCTTGACTTTCACAAGACACAAGTATTGAAAGATGCCATACTTAGATCAGCACAGATACTAGAGGTGGATGGTGATGTAGAACAGATAAAGGTCATCGTTGATGATGCTATGAAAGCTGGAATGGAACGTGATATAGGTCATGATTATCTAGAGGATTTTGAGGAAAGATATTCTGAAACTGCTCGTGTAACTGCTCCAACACCTTGGGATTTAATTAATGAATTGATGCAGGGTGGATTAGGTCAAGGTGAGTTGGGTGTTGTTGTAGCACCAGCTGGTATCGGTAAGTCTTGGGTGTTAAGTGGTTTGGGTGCTTATGCTATATCCAAAGGGAAGAATGTTGTTCACTATACCTTAGAATTAAATGAAAGTTATGTTGGATTGAGATACGATAGTATATTCAGTGGTGTTGAGAATCAGAATCTAAAATATCATAAGGAAGACATACAAGAAAAGATTTTCGACTTAGATGGTAAACTTACAATCAAGTATTATCCAACAAAGGCATGTACGGTAAATACATTGGGTGCTCATCTGAAAAAGGTAACATCATTTGGAAACAATATAGATATGGTGTTGGTGGATTATGCCGACATCATGAGAGATGTAAACAAGACAACAGAGATGAGACATGCTCTTGGAAATATTTACGAGGACTTACGAGGTTTGGCTGGTGAATTACAGGTTCCGATATGGACGGCAAGTCAGGCAAACAGAAGTGCTTTGGATGAAGATGTGATAGAAGCGACAAAGGTAGCAGAAAGTTATGCAAAGGTTATGACAGCCGACTTCGTAATGTCCTTGTCTCGTAAAGTAGAGGATAAGATAGGAAATACAGGTAGATTCCATGTGATCAAGAATAGGTTCGGTCCTGATGGTTTGACATTTCCAGCAAAGATAAATACCAACATAGGTAAGATAGAGATATTCGAATCCACATCCAACCAAGGTAAGGAAGTTCAACAGAAGATAAGAAATAGGGATAATCAAACGAAACAGATGTTGTCTGCTCGTTATGATGATCTAATGAGTGATTAGTAGTAGAAAAACCTTAACAGAGTATCTTGGTTATGAGGATTCGGATCTTAGGTTCTATGAGATTCTAAGTGATATAGATAATTACGATATAGATGCTGGTGTAGAAATAGTTTATCAGTATTACAGAAAACATGGATTTCCATATTATCAAATCAGAGAAGATGAGAAGCATCAACATTTAAGAAAGATGCAAAGATTCAATGTGGACACAATATTCAAAGACAATCAAATCATACAGACGATGCATGGGTTGAGATTGGCTTGGTCTTACTTCCCACATGCCTGGAGTGTGAAATGCGGTGGTGCAAAATATACACCGATGGATATTTATACGAGTGACGAGAAGTTCAAAAGTGCTATTCGAAAGTGTTGGAAGTTATTCAATCGTATAAATGATAATACAATTAGAAAGATTCTAAAGATACACACTAACTCACAAGCCGTGAGTAACTTTCGACCGAGTGCTGCTAAACTAATCTATGAGAAGTTTGGTGGTGATGTCATTTGGGATATGTCGTGCGGATGGGGTGGAAGACTCATTGGTTTTCTGGCAAGTTCAAGACCTAAGTACATTGGAACAGAACCATCGAGTAAAACATTTGAAGGATTGGAAAGGATAAAAAAAGATTTTAATTACTTGACAAAGTCAGTAGAATTACATAAATTAGGTAGTGAAGTTTTTGAGCCAGAGAAGGAATCTTTGGACTTGTGTTTCACTTCACCACCTTACTTTGACACCGAGAAATACTCGGATGAGGAAACACAGAGCTATGTTAAGTATCCGACTAAGGATGAATGGGTAAATGGATTTTTACAGAAGACTATTGAGAATTGCTACAGAGGATTGAAGGGTAATAAATATATGTTGATCAATATAGCAAACACACCAAAGTATAAATTCATTGAAGAGGAAACCATTAGGATATCTAAAGAGCTAGGGTTTAAACAAGAGAAAACAATCGAATTATCATTATCAAGTGTAATGGGTGCTGGATATAAATACGAACCAATATTTGTCTTTAAAAAATGAGAATACTGTCAGTATATATTATATTTATATTTGGTGATAATTTATAAATCAAGGATGTTTCATGAAAAAGAAATTTACATTATCGGATAATTTTATCAGTAAATACAAAAGAAGAAAAGCCCCATTTGGTTTTAATGGATTGGGTGAGTTGGTTTATATGAGAACTTATTCGAGAATAAAAGACAATGGAAAGAATGAACGATGGTGGGAAACAGTACAGAGGGTGGTTGAAGGTACTTACACGATGCAAATGAATTGGATTGAATCACATCAATTAGGGTGGAATCCCTGGCAAGCACAAAAGTCAGCTCAAGAAATGTATGAGCGTATTTTTACTATGAAGTTCTTGCCACCTGGTCGAGGTCTGTGGGCCATGGGAACTCCCATTACAGAGGACAAAGGTTTATATGCCGCCCTAAACAATTGTGCTTTCGTATCTACGAAAACACTAAAGGAAGATTATTCAAAACCATTCTGCTTCCTTATGGATGCGAGTATGTTGGGTGTTGGTGTGGGATTTGACACCAAGGGTGCTGGAGAGATAATAGTTAAAGGTGTGGATGATAAAAGAGACCCACAAACCTTCGAGATACCAGATACTCGTGAGGGTTGGGTTGAGTCTCTAAAGTTATTGTTAGAAAGTTACTTTCATGGTCAAGCACCAGTTAGTTTTGATTACTCAAAGATACGAGCAGCTGGTGAACCTATCAGTGGTTTCGGTGGTGTTGCTAGTGGTCACGAACCATTAAAAGAAGTGCATAGAGAGATAAGACATGTATTAGAAGAAAATAGTGGAGAACCAATCACAATCACAACAATCGTGGATATCATGAATCTCATCGGTAAGTGTGTTGTGGCTGGTAATGTTAGGAGAACAGCAGAGATTGTATTCGGAGATCCACATTCAGAAGAGTATTTAGACCTAAAGAATTATAAAGTAAATCCACATAGGGAGACATATGGATGGACATCTAATAATAGTATATTCGCAGAATTGGGTATGGATTATACAGAGGCTGCCAAACGAATTGTGGATAATGGTGAGCCTGGATTTGCATGGTTAGATAATATGAGAAAGTATTCTCGTATGAAGAATGGTGGAGATAATAAAGATCATAGGGTCATGGGTGGCAATCCTTGTTTGGAACAGTCATTAGAAAGTTATGAATTATGTTGTTTGGTGGAAACATTTCCTGATAATCATGTAGACTTCGATGATTATGCTAAGACTTTGAAGTATGCTTATCTGTATGCTAAAACAGTAACATTGGGAAGAACCCATTGGAGTGATACAAACAGAGTGATGTTAAGAAACAGAAGAATTGGATGTTCGGTAAGTGGTGTTGCTCAATTCGTTACAAATCGTGGAATAGACAAATTTAGGGAGTGGTTAAACAATGGATATGATGTAATCCAAACATGGGATAAGAGTTATTCAGATTGGATGGCAGTGCCTCGTAGTATTAAAACCACAAGTGTAAAACCAAGTGGAACTGTATCCCTATTGGCTGGTGCTACACCTGGACTTCACTATCCTGAATCAAGATTTTATATCAGAAGAATTAGGTTATCAAAACATTCAGAATTATTAGAACCCTTGAAAAAGGCTGGATACTTAGTAGAACCAGCATTTGGTTCTGAAGATACTACTATGGTTGTCGAGGTGCCCGTAGATGTGGGAGAGGGAATCAGAACTGCTTCCGAACTCTCCATTTGGGAACAATTCTCATTAGCTGCGTTTTTACAACGACATTGGGCAGACAACCAAGTAAGTTGCACGGTTACATTCGATCCTGAAACAGAGGCCGAACAAATTGCACCTTGTTTGAATTACTATCAGTATCACTTAAAAGGTATTTCGTTATTACCACGACATGATTATGGTGCTTATCAACAAATGCCTTATGAAGCAATTGATGAAAAAGAATATAATAAACAAGTCAAGAAACTTGGTAAGCTATCTTTTGGTGTGATTAAGAATGAAGAAGCAGAGATAGATAAGTTTTGTAATAATGATTCTTGTGAAGTCATACCAATGCACGGTGATAATGACGATCAAGATTATTCATCATAATAAAAAAACACTTGACATATATAGTATTTTATTCGTATATTTACATATCGTAAATAGGAAAGTTATAATCTAAATGTATCAAAATATTTGGTGTGAGAAGCGAGCAAGTAATCAAGTAGAGGTTCATCTTTGGGATGATAAGGCTGGTTATCAAAATTTTATCTTCAAGAACTATGCTTATGTAAAAGATGGTGCTGGCCAGTATCAATCTATCTATGGTGATAAACTAAAGAAGGTGGGTTATTGGACAGAAGAAGATTTTAAAACTGGTCGTGTGTTTGAATCTGATATTCCATTAGAGACTAGAATATTGATTGATAGGTATCCTGATTCTGATGATGTATCAGATAATCATCGTATCTTATATTATGATATTGAGGTTGAGGTTACCGATGGTTTTCCTGAACCAGCACAGGCTGAGAATAAGATTACATCCATAGCATTTCAAACATCACATGATGATAAGTCTTATGTCTATGTCTTGGGTGATAGGAAGGATGAACAGAAGAGTGGTGCTTTGGTTAGGTTTTTTAAGAATGAGGCAGACTTGTTACAAGAGTTTCTTAGGTTTTGGTTAGACGCTAAACCTACGATCATCAGTGGTTGGAATATAGATCAGTTTGACACACCTTATCTATATAATAGAATCAAAAAAGTTTTTGGTGAGGAGTTTGCTAATGCTCTATCACCTATTCAACAAGTCAGATATAATCAGAACAAGAAGAAGTACAGAATTGCTGGTGTCAGTAGTTTGGATTATATCGAGTTGTATAGAAAGTTTACCTATGTTCAGAGATCAAGTTATCGCCTGGATTACATAGGTCAAATAGAAGTTGACATGGGCAAGGTCGAATACGAAGGTACATTGGATCAGTTGTTAGAAAATGATATTGATAAGTTTATAGAATATAATTTGGTTGATGTGAAGATTGTGGTGGCATTGGAGAATAAGTTGAAGTTGATTGACCTTGCTCGTGCTGTATCTCATATGGGTAGAATACCTTATGAGGAAGTTTACTTTAGTTCTAGATATATCGAGGGTGCTATGTTGACTTATCTGCGTAAGTTAAATCTAGTTGCTCCTAGTAAGAGACACGATGCCAGTTATGATGATTCTGCTGGTAGATTCAGTGGTGCTTATGTAAAAGATCCAAAGCCTGGTCGTTACGAGTGGGTGTATGATTTGGATTTGACCTCGATGTATCCATCTACCATTATGTCTCTTAATATCTCACCTGAAACCAAGATTGGTAAGTTGGCTGGTTGGGATGCTGAGGAGTTTATCAAGGGTGAGCAGAAGACTTATTCATTCTATCAAGGTAAGGAAAAGTTAAGAACATTCTCGACTGGTGAGTTAAAAGATTTCTTTAATAAAAATGAGGTGTCGGTAGCCTCAAATGGTGTTGTCTATAAAACATCTCAACGCGGTATCATACCAGCGATACTTGAAAAGTGGTTCAACGAAAGAGTCGAATACAAGGGTTTGTCCAAGAAGTATGGTAAGGAAGGTAACGATGAACTGCATGGTTATTTTGATAGGAGACAATATGTTCAGAAGATTCTTCTGAATAGTTTCTATGGCGTATTGGGTTTGACCGTGTTTAGGTTTTACGATATAGATAATGCCGAGGCTACCACCACCACAGGTGTGAAGTTGATTCAGTTCACAGAGAAGGTAACGAATCACTATTACAATAATCTCTTGGGTACAGATGAGGATTATTGTATCTACACTGATACTGATTCTGTATTCTATTCTGCCATACCCTTGGTGAAGAAGAGATATCCTGATGCTGATATTAAGGATGATAAGTTTATGACCGAGCAGATTCTAGATATTGCCTCCGAGGTTCAAGAGTATATCAATAAATCCTACATGTATTTTGCTAATAAGTTTCTAAACATTGGTGAGGATCATAGGTTTGATATCAAACAAGAGGTGATTGCTAAGTCTGCTTTTTGGGTAACTAAAAAGAGGTATGGTCAGTGGATTATCAATGATGGTGGATTGGAGTGTGAGAAGTTAGATGTAAAAGGTTTGGATATTGTGAGGAGTTCATTTCCACCAGCATTTCAAAAGTTTATGACAAATGTGTTGAAGGCTATTCTACACAATTATGAAAAGGATAAGATAGATCAATTTATACTAAAGTTCAAAAGTAGTTTGAGTGATCACAATATAGATGATATTGCTCTACCAAGTGGTGTGAAAGGTATGACAAAGTACAAAGGAACTAAGAGTGGTGGTATATTCAGAACACCGAAGAGTGGTACACCAGCTCATGTCAAAGCTTCTCTGGCATATAATGATTTACTATCTCATTACAAATCTAATCACTTAGAACCGATTAGAAATGCCAGTAAGATCAAATGGGTTTATCTAAAGAATAATCCATTTCAGTTAGATGCTTTGGCTTATAAGGGATATGATGATCCCAAAGAATTGATGAATTTCATCAAACAATATATCGATAGGGATAAGTTATACAATCGTGCTCTAAATAAAAAGATACAGATGTTCTATGATGCTTTGTCTTGGGATATGCCGATTGATAAACAAAATTCTATTGAAAGATTCTTCTAAAACAAACCTGGAGTTACAATGAATAAAATAACATTAGACACTTTCATACAGAAATATAATCTTGGTGGATCAGTAAACTCTGTCAAGTGGATTTCTGATGGGACAACACTTTCAACAAAATTTATATCAGGCGATAAGTCTTTGTTGGGACATGTTGAATTAGTAAAACAAACCTTGCCTGTATTTGAAGTCGGTGTATATGATACTGCTCAACTAGCAAAGATGTTAGGGACTTTATCAGACAGTATTGAGTTCGAAGTAAATGAGGTGGATGGGACACCTACGAATTTTCATCTTTACGATAAGGTTCTTTCGGTTGATTATGTTTTGGCTGCTCTTGGTGTAATACCTGATGTTCCAGATTTAAAAAGTTTACCAGATTTTGACACTTTGGTAAATCTTGATTCTCAGTTCATCAATTCATTTATCAAAAGTAAAGGTGCTCTTGCCGATGTAGAACATTTTACAGTTCAACCATCTGATGGTGGAGTTGAATTTACTATTGGATATTCTGATATGAATTCTAATCGTATATCATTAAAGGCACAGAGTGGTGCTGTCAGTATCACCGACCCGATCACATTCAATGCTGATCTTTTCAAAGAGGTGTTGAGTGCTAACAAAGAATGTTCTAAGTGTGAGTTACAGATATCTACAAAAGGTCTTGCTCATGTTGAGTTTAAGGTAGATGACTTTGTTGCGAAGTATTGGTTAGTAGCACAACAAGGTAATTAGTATGAGTTCACATGGACTATGGGTGGAACGTTACCGACCACAAGACCTATCGACTTATGTCGGTAACGAACACCTTAAAACTAAAGTAGAGAGGTTCTTAGATGATGGAAATATCCCACATTTATTACTTTATGGCAGAGCTGGCGGTGGAAAGACCACACTTGCTAAAATTATTGTTAATAATACTGAGTGTGATTATCTGTATATTAATGCTTCAGATGAAAGGAATATTGATCTCGTCAGAGACAAGTTAAAGACATTTGCTTCCTCTGTTGGTTTTAAACCAATGAAGGTTGTGATATTGGATGAGGCTGATTACTTGAATGTAAACTCTGCTCAACCAGCATTAAGAAACCTAATGGAGACTTTTTCTGCTCACTGTCGATTCATCTTGACATGTAACTATGTAGAGAAGATCATTGATCCGATACAAAGTAGGTGTCAGACATACAAGATCATACCACCATCCAAGAAAGAGGTCGCTGTTCATGCCAAAACTATCCTTGAGAAAGAGAATATTTCTTTCGACTTGGATGATCTGGCTCTAGTGGTAACTGCTGGATATCCTGATCTTCGTAAGGTGATCAATGAACTACAGAGAATGTCGATCAATGGTAAACTAACTGTTGATAAAGATGGGATGATTCATAATGAGTTCAAACTTCAGTTTCTTGATGCTATCAGAAATGGAGAGAGTATAGGGACTATTCGTAAAATGGTTGCGGATAGTAATTTCACAGAGTATACCGAACTCTATAGACTTCTGTATGATGAGGTTGAGAGTTTTGGTGTAGACAAGATGCCGGAGATCATAGCTGATATATCCAAAGGTTCGTATCAAGATGTGTTGGTTGTGGATAAAGAGATAAACTTTATCGCTACAGTATCAAACATTCTAGGGAGAATATAATGAACATGAAACCAAGAAAACCATTTCCACAACCAAAGAAACAACAAGTTCAGGTTGATCTGAAAAATGCTGAGACTATGAAATGTGCCAAGTGCGATAACTCGATATTTATTCAAGGATATGTGATAAAAAAGATATCTGCGATTGTATCACCAACTGGTGAAGAGGTGATAGCACCAGTTCAAGTATTCAACTGTGGAAGTTGCGGGGAACTCTTACCTTTATCCAAGGAATTAGATGAACTTATTTAAATGGATAAATGAACTATTTGTCGGTAAACGAGATTGGGATTCTTTTTCGGATGCCGACAAGAAGTCATTCTCACCTTTCATGGTGATTAGGTATCTCAGCATGGGTAAAGATTTCTTACCTTTGGTAAATCATATGCAGAACTACTGTATTCAAGATATGCCACACAAAGCTGTGTATCAGTTTTGGTGTGGTGTCTTACCAAAGAAAAAGACTTACTTGAAATATATCAAGGGTAAGAAAGATAAATTCAATAAAGAGATCATTGATTATTTGGTTGAGTATTTCGAGGTAAGTAGATTACAAGCATCGGAGTACATTCAATTGATGCCAAAGGATAGTATGAAAGACTTATTAAGAGAGTTCGGTAAAACCGAAAAAGAGATTAAGAAATTAGTCAGATGAATAAATTATGGATGGCAATACTGTTTTCAGCACTAGGACAGATTTTTTCTTGGTTTCACATGCAAGGTCAATTTAAATATGAATGGGCTAGGTCTTGGTGGTGGATTATTCTTGGTGGGATACCAATCAGTGTATTTTTTTATTTTAGTACACGATGGATGTATGAATACTTTGAAAACTATTGGTATATTCGTCCAATTGGTTTCGGACTATCTACAATTATATTTGGAACAATGACATGGTTAATTTTATATGAAGTACCTGATACAAAAACAATAATAAGCTTGTTTTTAGGAATTATTATAATTATATTACAATTATCAAAATAGAGGTTATATGAGCAAAAAAACAAAAGATGTTGTTACATTAATGGAGAAAGAATGGCCAGTAATGACAGCAGAGTTCAGAAAGTTACAACGAGAACAGTATGAGTTATTTCTACACAAACAACATGATTATGGTCCTGGTAATATCTCAGTTGGGACACAGTTGAAGAACGAAGAAGAGATTAAATTATCTCTAACGGGTCTTTGGTTCAGAATGAATGATAAGTTACAAAGAGTCAAAACATTATTGATGACAGGTAGGGACTCTGCTGTAAAGGATGAGCCATTGGAAGATGCGTATTTGGATGTTAGTAATTATGGAATCATGGCTACAATCGTTGGTCGTGGAAAGTGGGGTAAATAGTGAATACACATTGGGGAGCAAAGAAAGAAAAAGCACCAAGAAAGGCTGGTAATCAAGCAAATGAAAAACACATATCGGTACAAGACAATAAAATATACTTTTACTCTGGTGTCAATCGAAATGCTTGTGTTGAGTTGAATAAAAAAATTGGTGAATTAGAAGCAAAAAGCTTGACTTTATCAAATACTCTTGGTATATTACCACCATCGATAAAGATATATATTAACTCAGGTGGTGGAACTATCGTTAGTGGTATTGCTTCAATGGATACCATGTTAAGATGTAAGGTGCCAATTGAGACTTATGTTGATGGTTTCTCTGCCAGTGCCGCGACATTCTTAACTGTGGTTGGTGAGAAAAGATATATGAGTAGAAATTCATATATGTTGGTTCATCAGTTATCAAGCACCTTTTGGGGAACATATAGTAACTTTGAAGATGAGAAGAAAAACTTAGACCTAATGATGAAAACAATAAAAGATATTTATAAAAAATACACTAAACTACCTATGAAAAAATTAGATGAAATACTAAAACACGACTTGATGTGGGACGCGAAAACTTGTTTAGAGTATGGGATGATAGATGAGATCGTATGAAATCAATATCCCACTCACAGTTTAGCGCCTATAATGAATGTAATCTGAAGTGGAAACTTCGTTACATAGATAAACTTAGTAAGAATACAGGTAGTATTCATACCGTATTCGGAACTGCTATGCACAATACATTACAGGCATATCTAACTGAGTTTTACAATAAGTCGATCAAATCAGCTGATTCTATGGATTTGACCACTATGTTAAAAGAAGATATGATTGCAGAGTTCTTAAAGATACGAAAGAAACATAATGTGGATATATGTAACCAAAAAGAACTAACAGAATTCTATGAGGATGGGGTGGCAATAATCGAAGGATTCAAGAAGGATCGTCACAAGTATTTCATGAAGAAGAACTACGAGTTAGTGGGTATTGAGCTACCTATCTTTGACAACATTCAAGAAGGTGTTCAATTTAAATCTTTCCTAGATGTAGTGATTCGAAACAAGATAAATGGTAATGTTAAAATAATCGACCTTAAAACATCAACTCGTAGCTGGACAAATTTCCATAAGAAGAATTTCTATAAAACATCTCAGTTGGTATTGTACAAACAAAAATACTCTGAGAAGTTTGGTGTTCCATTGGATAAGATATCTGTCGAGTTCTTAATACTAAAACGCAAGGTAGCAAAGAAGAGTGATTGGCCTATCAGTAGGTTACAAAGATTCGAGCCTGCTCATGGTAGTGTCACTCTTAATAAAGTTAACAAAGCTTTCAACGAGTTTCGTGAACTTATATTTGATTCAAAAGGAAACTACAGAACTGATAGAACATACAATGCCACTCCTGGTAACGCTTGTAGGTTTTGTGAGTTTGTTAAAACGGAGCACTGTGAGTGGGGGAAAATCCTTTAAGAGTAGGGATCGTTGGTAGTCGTAAGTACGAGAACCGAAAGAAGATAAAAGACTTTATATTCAAATTAAAGAATGAAAAGGGATCGGATACAATAATAGTAAGTGGTGGATGTAAGACAGGCGCTGACAGATACGCTAAGAAATATGCTTTAGAACTTGGATTACAGTATCAAGAGTTTCCACCATTTCATGACAATTGGAATATCTATTGTCCTAAGAATAAAAGTGATTATGGTAAACCGTATAACATCAAGAACTTTTTTGCTCGTAATAAGATAATTGCTGCTTACTCACATTATGTTGTGGCATTTGTTCCACGAGGTGTTGAATCAAAAGGTTCATCAACAACAATAAATTATGCTAAAAAGTTTGGAAAAAAAACCATCGTTATAGATTAAATATATATATTTATGTATATATGAAGAAAGAAATAAAACTAACATCGGTAAAGATTATAGAAAGTCTTTATAATAATTTCAAAGTAAGAACCGTGAATTCAAATATGAATTTACAAAAGCTAGTAAACAGAGCAATTCATCAATATCTAAATGATGAAGGTGTCAAAGAATCAATTGAAACATATGATAAATTACATTTAAGTGGGAGTCAATTTTGAGAGGTTTATTATACAAAGCGCTAGAAGCTTATCTACAAGGTAACATAGAGAAACATGTTGCAAATGTAAAACTACAGGCAGAAAATACTAGGGGTGTGGCAGACCATCCTGATCAGATTGCTACCATTGAAGGTGAGTTAAAAAAGATCGGTGAGTTTGAAGAGAAACTATCAGTTCTGAGAAAGTATTTCAAAGAAAAAGAAATTCTGTAACAAAAGGTAAATGGTTATATGAGTAAGAAAAAGAAAATATTATTACTGTCCGATGATCTGAGGATGCACAGTGGGATTGCCACAGTGTCTAAGGACATCGTGATGGAAACACTCAATGAATATGATTGGGTTCAGATTGCTGGGGCTATCAAACATCCTGATAAGGGTAAAGTGCTTGACATGTCTCAAGGATTAGAAGATTTTGGAATTAAAAATGGTTATCTAAAATTATATCCAACTGATGGTTATGGTGATGGTCCTTTATTAAGAGAGATAATGGCTATAGAAAAACCAGATGCCATACTACATTATACAGACCCTCGTTTTTGGATTTGGTTGTATAAAATGGAAGCAGAGATACGAAGAGATATACCAATATTCTATTACAATATATGGGACGATTTACCAGATCCACAATATAACACATTATACTATAAAAGTTCTGATTTATTGATGTCAATATCAAAACAAACTTACGGTATAAATAATAGATTATTACCTGAGTATGAGGATTGGCAAACAACATATGTACCACATGGTATTTCACAACGTAGGTTTTATAAACTTGAAGATAACGATACTGATGTGTTAGCATTCAACGATAAGTTTGGATTCGATGACAAGAAATTTAGGGTTTTATATAGCAATAGAAACATTCGTAGAAAAATGCCTGGTGATGTGGTGTTGGCATACAAGTATTTTGTAGATGGTTTACCAGAGGAAGAGAGAGATGATTGTGTATTGATATTTCATTGTCAACCAAGTGATCCTAATGGAACTGATTTACCACGAGTATGTAGACATCTGATTCCAAACTATAATGTTGCCTTTACTTATGATATTAATGGTAAACCATTTGATGATAATCTAATGAACCTATTGTTCAACTCTGCTGATGTTTATGTAAACATGGCTTCTAATGAGGGATTTGGTTTGGGTAGTGCTGAAGCACTTACAGTTGGAACACCAATCATTGTAAACATGACAGGTGGATTACAAGATCAATGTGGTGTCAGAGATGATGATGGAAACCTATTGACACCAGATGATTATATTGAATTTGGTAGTAACCATAGGGGTAAGTATAAGACTCATGGAGAGTGGGTAAAACCTGTTTATCCAGCGTCAATATCTTTACAAGGTTCACCACCGACTCCATATATTTGGGATGATAGATGTAATCCTGAGGATGTGGCTGTAAACCTCAGAGAGTTTTATGACATGGGTAGAGAAGAAAGAAAACGACTTGGTGCTTTAGGCACTAAGTTCTGTAGAGAAAATCAAATGACGGCAACTGCCATGGGTGATAACTTTATCAAATCCATGAATAGTGCTTTTAAAAATTGGAAACCTAGAATTCGTTATACCATGGAGAAAGTATGAAGAAACAAGTATTGATGTGTGCTCCCTTTAACACCCGTAGTGGATACGGTGATCATGCTCGCTCTATCTTTTATTCAATTATGGATAGAGAGGATTTTGAAATTAAATGTGTTGATGTCAGATGGGGTGAGACTCCAAGAAATCATCTTGATCCTAAAATACCAAAACATAAAAGGTTACTAGATACATTTATAGATGGTAAGAATATTCAACAACCGGATATTTACATTGATATCAGAATACCAAATGAGTTTCAAACTCCAGCAAAATTTAATATTGGAATAACCGCTGGGGTAGAAACAGATGTGGTTTCGCCTGAGTTTATCATGGGATGTAATAAAATGAATTTAAATTTAGGGACATCTAAGTTCACCACTGGTACTTTTCAAAGGTGTCAATATGATCAAACCAAAGAAGTAAATGGTCAAAATCAAGTTGTTGGTCAGGTAAAATTAGAAAAACCTATGGGTGTTTTATCTGAGGGTATTGATACCACTATATACAAACCGATTAAAGATGCTGGTAAGAGTGATGATCCATTTAAGAAAGAAATCTATGATATGATTAATGAATCATTTGTATTTCTACATGTTGGTCAGTGGGGAAAGGGTAAGTATGGTGAGGATAGAAAAAATATTGCTGTGATGATTAAATGTTTTCTTCAAGCATTTGCTAATCAACCCAACCCACCAGCACTGTTATTGAAAACAAATGGTGCTGACTTCTCACATTTGGACAAAGATGATGTGATAAAAAAGATACAAAGAGAAAAAGACAAGTTTAAATCTGCTGATAGTCTACCAAATATCTATCTCCTACACGGTGATCTAACTCTTGAACAGATGGCTTTATTATATAATCTTCCAAAGATAAAAGCCATGCTGAGTTGTACTCATGGAGAGGGTTTTGGTAGACCTTTGGCTGAAGCCACTTGTTGTGATCTACCAGTAATTGCTACAGGATGGAGTGGACAGATGGATTTTCTTAATGAAAAACAATCCACCTTAATTTCCGGTCAGTTGAAAGCAGTTCCTAAAAGTATAATATGGAAACCAATTGTTGTAGAGCCAAGTAAATGGTTTTGTGCCGATGAAGGTGATATAATAAGAAAACTTAGGTTTTTCAAAAAGAACCATAAGAAATTGAAGCATCAGGCTAAAATACTTGGGCAAGTAAATCGTAGTAAACATTCACTTGAGACTATGAAGAAAGAGTTTAATAAAATTTTAGATAATGTTATTTCACAAATTCCTGAAACACCTCAACCGATGTCACTAAAACTACCTAAATTAAAAAAGAAAGGTTCGAAAACACCACCAGCTAAAATTAAACTACCTAAGTTAAAAAAGGTGACTTGATGTTCTTAGAAGTTCAATGTCCTTTGTGTTTGGAAGATGGAAGTGATATCGATAATTCTCTGATATTACTTGGTGATGATCAACAAAACATGCAGTGTACAAACTGTGGTTTTGCTTCTAATTCAAAATACAAAGGTGAGATAGATGATATCCTAGAAAATTATCCTGATGATTTTATCGGTGTTTGTAGGAAAGTGAATGACCGATGGTGGATACCAGCAATATACAATACAGAGAGGTACATGATAGCACCTAAGATCGTGGAAGATAAACTAACATGGGTGATAAGAGATCAATCTATTTTGAATGCTGAGGATGTTTCAATGCCAACATTTTACGATGCTTATGTCGTAATACAAATGATGGAAACAAGAAGTGGCCAAGTACAACAACAAACGAGCGATAACTCTTAAAGAAACTGTTATATCTAGTGGTCAAATACTAGAGGGAATGGTTATATCATTCAGATATAAAGATGGGTTTGATACAAATCCACTGGTGTTAGTTTTATATAATGATCGAAAGACAAAAAAAATAGAGGGTATAAATCTTAATTATGTTACAGTTCGTAGAATAGAAAAATTATTTGAATCCATAAAAGATGAAAATGTACCATTGAATATGGATGAGATGATTGCTGGTGAAGATAGGGACATAACTCGTGTTCAATTATCATCACGAAGACGAAGTGGTAATATAACACCGAAGAAATTTTATAAAGAAATAGTTAAAAGTGATACACAAGTCAAAGTAGCCTATAGAAGTTATAAACTAGATAAAGTTAGTTCCATAAAAGCAATCGATGTAAAAAGAAAGGTAGCACTGTGAAGATAAGTTACTCTATGTTAGTTCACAATGAAGATAAGACTTTAGAAAAATTATTGAAGTTTTTAGTCAAGTGGAAAGATGAGGGCGATGAGATTGTCATACTCGATGATTATTCTGATAATGAAAAGACCAAACAGATATTAGATTTCTATGTATCAGCATATGACATAGTTTATGAACAGAGAAATCTATTGGGTGATTTTGCTTCACAAAAGAACTATTTAAAATCAATGGGTAGTGGTGATTATAGTTTCAATCTTGATGCCGATGAGATGGTAAGTAGATGGCTTATTCAAAATATTCATGAGATTATAAATGGTAATGAAGGTATAGATTTGATTTTATTGCCAAGAATAAATACCGTAGAAGGAATAACAGAAGAACATTGTAGGATGTATGGATATAGATTAGATGAAAATGGGTGGGTAAACTTTCCTGATTGGCAAGGTAGGATATTTCGTAACAGACCAAATATAAGATGGCAAAAGAAAGTCCATGAACAGATAACAGGTTACAAAACTTATGCTACTTTACCAACAGATAAACCATTTTGTATTCTACATCCTAAGACAATAGAAAAACAAGTGGAACAGAACAGATTTTATAACGAAGAAATAAGTGGAATAAAAGTATGAGAGTATTAATAACAGGTGGTGCTGGTTTTGTCGGTACTAATTTAATTAAAAGATTATTAAAAGATGAACATGAAGTAATATCTGTGGATAATTATTCTACAGGTAAATATGAAAATCATCAAAAAGGTTGTGATTATTATCGGAGAGATTTGTCCGATAGTCATTGGTGGAGTTTAGTTGATGAGTGTTTGTGTGAAGTTACTTGTGAATGTAATATAAAACCTGTAGACATAATATATCATTTAGCAGCACTTGCTAGAATACAACCATCATTTGATGATCCACTTAGAAGTTTTAAATCTAATTGTTTAGGAACACAAAACTTGTTAGAGTGGGCAAGAAAACATAACACACCAGTTGTTTACGCTGGTACATCATCTGTACATGGTGATAAGTTAGCTAATCCATATACATTTACAAAATGGCAAGGTGAAGAGATAGTTACGATGTATAATAAATTGTTTAATTTGCCAACGACAATTTGTCGTTTTTATAATGTTTATGGTCCACATCAAATAACAGAGGGTGCTTATTGCTGTGTGTTAGGTATTTTTGAGAGACAATTTTACAAGGGTAATCCCTTAACTATAACTGGTGATGGCGAACAAAGACGAGATTTTACTCATGTAGAAGACATTGTTGACGGTCTTATAAAATGTGGACATGGGTTGTTAGATGCTCGTATGATAAGTGGTGAGGTATTTGAACTAGGTAATGGTAAAAATTATTCTATTAACGAAATCGTTGATGCTTTTGGAGATTACCCAAAAAAATACATAGACGCTAGACCAGGTGAGATGAGGAAGACTTTAAACACTGATACAAAGGCACGAGATGTTTTAGAGTGGAAACCAAAAAATGATATATTAAACTATATTAGAGAAAATTATGAAATACAAAAATAAAGATGGTATTGAATTAGCATATGAAGGTCATAAAAAAGACATAGCAGTTCAGTTAGTAAAAAGTGTAATAAGAGAGGCAATCAGAATTGGAGATTCTAATAACAGCATAAATTCTTGGACAAAGGTAAGAAGGTTTCTAATAGATAATTTTTCTGTAGGAGATAAAAATGGCACATAAAGATGATTAAGATAAAGTTATGTGAACATCAAGTTCATAGAAATGAAACAACATTTAGACCATTTCTTATGGCACAAAACTTGTTTCGTGATGTTGGTATAGAGTTTACCAATTCTGATAGTTATGACTACGCCTTTGTTGGTCAAGCTAGTATTATAGATAAAAGCAAGTCACTTCAAGAATCTGTTGATAAGGGGTTAGAATTTGTATCAAAAATTACAGGTGATTATTTTATAGTAGATGGTCAAGATTCAACATCTTTGATAGGAACGATAGATGTTTTCAGAGAGTCAAATGCTATGCTATTTCTAAAGAACAGTTATCTCAAAGACTTTGATTTATACAAACAAGGTTGGGTTAATGGTAGAATGTATTGGGGAAAGGGAAATTATTCTGTACCAGATATTGATGAGCTTAAACCTAAGATGAAACTAACTGGTTGTAATTGGTTATCCACGATGAATCCACAGTGGTACAGTAATTTTATTGAAAAAAAATATGATGTATCTTGTATGTTTGGTTATCCAAGTAAACAAAAAGTATATGAGCATAATCTTTGTCAAACAGATTATTATGATTTACATAGAAAAAATTTATTAAATATAATAAGTGATAAGTACAGTTTCGTAGGATTGGAAAATGGTCAAAAAGTTTCAATGGATGAATATTTTAAAAAAATGGCAGAGTCTAAAATTGTGATGTCACCACTTGGGTTTGGTGAGATGAACCCAAGAGATGTACAGTCTGCTATGTTAGGTTCTGTATTGATTGAACCTGATATGAGTTACATTTTATCAAAACCATTTATATATGAAGATGATGAAACATATATAGCAGTAAATTATGATTGGTCAAATTTAGAGGAAAAGATAGATTATGTTTTGTCTGATTATAATAATATACGAAATAGATTAGTTTATAATTTTAGAAAATCTTTTATCGAGAAATACGATGCAAAAAATTTAGTGATACATTTTTATAACATATTAAAAGACTTGAACGATGGAAATTAGAGAAACAATGTTACCTGTATTAGCACCCAAGGGTGGAAAGGAAGAAATACAAGCTTTACAAGAAGTAATTGAAAGTGGCTGGTGGGGCAAAGGTCCTAAAGTTGCTGAGTTTGAAGAAAAGTTTGCTGAAATGGTAGGACACAAGTATGCATGTGCTGTTACTAGTGCTTCACATGGACAGGATTTAATCATGAAAGCTATGGGGTTTAAAGGAATTGATGTTATTAATCCCACTATATCTTTTATAGCAACTGCTATGGTGCCTTTGTGGAATGGATTTACATCTAATATAGTTGATGTTTTACCAGATACAATGTGTATTGATCCTAAAGATGTAGAGAAGTATAAGAAACCAAACAGTGAGGTCATGATAGCAGTTAATCAAGCTGGTGTTTCATGTGATTTTGAGGCTCTACGAAAAGTATTTGGTGGATTCATACTCGAAGATACTGCTCATAGTTGTTACACACCTGGTGCTGGACACGGCGGTGATGTGGCAGTTTGGTCATTTCAAGCAGTAAAGACAATGCCTTGTGGTGATGGTGGAATGATAACTAGTGATGATAAAGAATTGATAGAGAGGTGTAGAGAAAGAACTTGGTTTGGTGTTTCATCAACATGGAGTAGGGCTAGTGGTGCTAAACCTGGATACGCTTGGGACTATCAGGTTGATGTACTTGGTTACAAATACTACATGATTGATATCATGGCTGCTATCTGTTTAGAACAGATGAAAAAGTTACCTGCTAATTTAGAATTTCGTAGACATGTACAAAAAAGATATAATGACGAACTACATCCAATCATAGAAAGACCATATCACACAGAAACCGTTCAGTATTATTGTGCTAAACTACCGTGGAAGTTTGAAAATTTGGCACCAGATGGTAGTGGATATAGTAAAAAGATAACGAGAGATAATTTAATAGATTATCTTGCGAGTAAAAAGATTCACACTTCTGTACACTTTAAACCACTTCACAAGTATGAACCCTTGAAACAAGATAGAGATTATCCTGTTGCTGATAGAGAGTGGTTAAAATTAATATCTTTACCAGTTCATAATAGGATGGTTGAGGATGATATTGATTATGTTATCTATTGGGTAAATAAATGGATAGAGGAACATTATTTATAAATCATGACAGACTTACAATCATCATTAAAATCAAAGGGTAAGCATGTAACTCAAATCATACATTTTGTTGGTGGTGTAAAGCGTACTTTTGAGGGTATAAAAACTGCTGAAATAAAACAAGGTCAGATGACTAAGTTGGAGACAAAGGATGGTAGAATTATAATGATAAATGACAAAAATGTTTTGTGTATAGAGGTTTTCAGTGAGTAAGGTTTTAGTAATAGGTGATGGATTATTGGGATCAGAGTTGGTAAAACAGACTGGTTGGGATTATGTTAGTCGAAAGAAAAACAAAAAATCATTAGATATGTTAATGGGTATTATTTTATGTGATGATGCTGATACTATTGTGAATTGTATTGCAAATACAGATACATATTCCGATGATAAGGAATCGATGTTGAACATAAATTATAAATTTGTAGTTGATTTAGTAAATGAGTTAGAAATTGGTTATCATCCAAAAAAGAAACTAGTTCAAATCTCTAGTGATTATGTATACAGTAATTCAGTTCAGTATGCTAGTGAGGTTGATGTTCCTATACATAATGAGAGTTGGTACTCGTATAGCAAATTACTTGCAGATGCACACATAGAAAATTTTTCAAAGAATTATCTTATATGTAGAATGACTCACAAACCAAATCCGTTTCCATATGATAAGGCCTGGAAAAATCAAATTGGTAACTTTGATTATGTTGATGAGCAAGTAAAGAGATTGATAAAATTGATAGAGGTTGGAGCTAGCGGAATTGTTAATGTTGGTGGAGAGGATACTTCAATGTATGAGTTAGCATTGAAAACCAATCCTAAAGTTGAACCAAATGAATGTGAACATCCTGTTCCAAATATTTTAACTATGAATACAGATAAGATGAAGGAGTTATTGAAATGAAAGTAGGTGTTGTAGTTACTATGCATCATTCTGAAGAGAATAGACCTTATGGTAAAGATTTAATGCATAAGCTTATATCCACTCTGTATGAAAATTTAAAATATAATTTTAATCTTTATATAGTAGATAATCAATCAGATACTAAGTTTGATATGCAATCTGAAGAAAATAATGTATGGTATCATTATGTAGAAAATCAATTTGAGACTGGATTAACAGGTGCTTGGAATTTGGGTATAAAGAAAGCTGTATCTGATAATTGTGATATTATTTTAAATGTAAATGACGATATTGAGTTTAACCCAACTATTAATAATTTTATTGATGTTGTTAAAAATCACAAACATAAAGATTTAAGTTTTTTTGGTCCAGTATCTGATGGATTCGTTGGTCAACCAACACAATTACAAAAAGGTCCTATAGATGATTTAATAGAATTGAGTGGCACTGATTGGAATAGTATAATTGGTGGGTTTTTTACTGGATTTACTAATAATTTTTTTCACAAGTTCAAAGACGAAAATGATAATTTATTTTTACAAAATCATAAATATAACGGAGGAGATGGTAAATGGGGTGGTCAAGAAGGTATACAGATACTTTGGAAAAATGATGGAGCTAAAATTTTTGTGGTCGGAACTTGTTGGATAAAACATCATAAATTCAGAGATTGGAAAACAGCTAAATCTAATGATGAGTGATATAAATAATTTATTTATGGGAGAAATATCTATATGAAATATTTAATAACGGGAGTTGCTGGACTTCTTGGTTCAAGGTTAGCAGATTGGTTGATAGAAAATACAAATCATCAGATCATCGGTATTGATGACCTAAGTGGGGGTTATATAGACAATATCAATGAAAATGTAGAGTTTTATAAGTTTGATTTATCTAATGGTAGTGATGTAGAAAGGTTATTTGATAAAGTAAAACCAGATATAGTTTATCATTTTGCTGCATATGCTGCTGAAGGATTGAGTCCCTTTATGAGAACTTATAACTATAAAAATAATTTAATATCTACTGCAAAAATTATAAATGGATGTATCAACCACGATGTAAAAAGATTAATTTTTACATCATCTATGGCAGTTTATGGTAATGGTTGGAATGGAAAAAGACCATTTCATGAGGATGATTTACCCTCACCAATTGATCCATATGGGATTGCGAAAATGGCTTGTGAGATGGATATTCAAGTTGCCGGTGAGCAACATGGCTTGGATTGGTGTATTATCAGACCACATAATGTGTATGGTGAGAAACAAAATATTTGGGATAAGTATAGAAATGTTTTAGGTATATGGATGTATCAACACATGAGTGGGGAATCGATGACAATTTTTGGAGATGGTGAACAAACTAGAGCTTTCAGTTATATTGGAGATTGTTTAAGACCACTATATAATGCAGGAGTTAATGAAAAAGCTTCTAAAGAAATTATAAATCTTGGTGCTACTAAATTCTATACAATTAACGAAGCAAATAAAATATTAAGAAAAGTTATTACCGAAGGTAAAACTTCTTATAAAGAACCAAGGCATGAAGTTAAAGATGCGTATCCAACTTGGGATAAATCAGAAGATTTGATTGGATATCAATTTAAAACTGATTTAGAAGAAGGTTTACGTTATATGTGGAAATGGGCTAAACAACAACCTAGTAAATCAAGAAAATTTTGGGAATCGTATGAGATTGAGAAGGACATATATGATTTTTGGAAAAAATAATTTTAAGGGGAATATACAATGAAAACACGAAGTACTGGTGAAACATTTGAACGGTTATGTGATATGTTAGACAATAATTCTAAGGTATATTATAGTAGATTTGGAGATGGTGATTTTAACATAATGAATGGGAAAAGAGAAAAGATGCATAAATGGTCACCAGAGTTACAACAAGAATTAAGAGAGGCTTTTGCAATAGATCATCCAAATTATTTAAGAGGTGCTATGGTAAACTATCCTTTAGAAGAAGGTATGGATTGGGGAGTTTTTGCACCAGCAACAAATAATGCGGAGATAGAAAATTGGTTACTAACTAACCAAAAAATTGATTCCGATCATGTTTTCGATTCACATGTTATGATGGGTTACTTATCGCTTTTTAAACAAGATTTGATGATAGAATTTTTGAATAAATACATTAGACCAAAAAAGAAAATGCTTATAAATTGTTTATCTGAGGGAAGGGAATCATATGAACTAGATAAATTAGAAAGACTTGTCGGTAAAATAGATCATTTTGTTCAAGTTCCTTTTCATGACGCTTATTATAAAATAGATGAGTGGTGGCCAGAGATAGAGGAATTTATAGACGAAGTGGAATTATGTATACCAGCAGCTGGTATGGCTGGTAGGGTAATACAAAAAAGATTATGGAATCTCGATAAAGAAATACATTCTATAGACTTAGGTTCTGTAGTTGATGCTGTTACTGAGAGGTCAACAAGAGCTTGGATGGTTAGAACCAATAACTCGGTTGAGGATTTATTAATATGAATATTCCTATATACATCGCAACTTCAAATGATTTTTTACCATTACTTAAACCATTTGCATATCTTTTTAATAAACATTGGTCTTCTAACCAAGAAGTTAATTTTTTAGGATATGATTTACCAAACTTCGAGTTACCAAAAAATTTTAATTTCATTTCACTTGGAGAACAAACAGATGTAAAAGATTGGAGTAATGATCTTATTAATTTTTTTAACTCCACAGATGACAGTCATTTTATATACACAGCAGAAGATCAATTTATTATTGACAATATAGATGAAAATATTTTAAATAAATTACTAGAGTTTACAGAAGATGATAATGTTGGGAAAATTTGTTTAAATCATGGAGCAGCAGAAAATTCACACTTCAATGTTGACACGATAGATTACTTTGACATTATAGAATTAAATCAAAATGCAGATTGGAGAAATTCATTACAATGGTCTATATGGAATAAAAGTCATTTTTTAAAGTGTGTAAAAAATGATATGAGTCAATGGGATTTTGAATTGAAGAGTTTAGGAAATAATTCTCCGATAAAAAATGATGGAGTACGAATATTAGGAACAGCAAAACAATTTGTAATTAATAACTGTAATGCCGTTAAAACAGGAGGCAAAGTCAATAAATTTAATTTTAAAAATCTTAATTTTAGTAGCATAGTTTCTAGGTGGTCAGATGGATCTTTGGTAGATGAGTTAGATCATAATATTATAAATGAATTAAAAGAGAAGGGGTTGATACATGAATAGATTATATTCAAAAGTAAAAAAGAATTGTTTATTATTAACTATTTTAAGGTCAAGTGATCTTGTAGAGAATAGAATTGACATGAGTCCAGAGGAAGAATACTTACAAGTTTCAGGAAAAAAACTTACAGAAGGTACGAGTTTTAGACCACATAGACATAATAAATTAACTAGAGAAATAGATAGGACAAATGAGGCTTGGGTATTTTTAAGTGGTAGGGTTAGAGCTAAATTTTATGATTTAGATGATTCTTTAATATTAGATACTGAGATGACAGCAGGAGATTGTGTTGTTGTGTTTAGAGCAGGACATGCTTTTGAGGTGCTAGAGGATGAAACAATATTATATGAATTTAAAAATGGTCCATATTATGGTGTAAAAGCTGATAAAACATACATAGGTGATAAATGAAATTACATTTGGGTTGTGGGGATAAATATATTCCTGGATTTATTAATATAGATATACAAAATTTAGACAATGTAGATATTCAAGCTGATGTAATAGATTTGCCTTACGAAGACAATTCAGTAGACTTGATTTATGCATGTTCTATGTTGGAACATTTTGGTAGAAATAAAAATTTAGAGTTTTTTCGTCACACTAGTTGGAAAGATGTCTTGACATATTGGTATGAACTTCTTAAACCTACAGGTAAATTATACGTAAGTGTTCCTGATTTTAAATCAGTGTGTAAAGAATATTTAGAAAATGGTGATTTGGAACGACTCATAGGAATAACTATTGGTGGTCAAAAAAATGACGAAGATTTACATGGAATGCTATTTGATTATCATATTATATCTACAGAAATGAATAAGATAGGTTTTAAAAATATACAGAGGTATGATTGGAGAGATTTTGAAGCATTTTCAAATGAGGGGTATGATGATTTTTCAGCAGCTTATTTACCACATATGGATTTTGAAAATGGAAGATTAATGATGTTAAACATAGAAGGAACAAAGTAATGAAAGTTAATCAGTTTCAACCTTACATTGGGAACGAGGAATATGAGGCAATTAAATCTTGTTTTGATATAAATTGGATAACAGAAGGTCCTAAATCAAAAGAGTTTTCAGATAAGTTATTAAAATACTTTAATGCTGAATACGGAGTTTTTGCTAATAATGGTACTTTGTCATTATACTTGGGAATGAGGGCAATTGGTATAGGACCTGGTGATGAAGTTATAGTTCCAAATTTTACATTTATAGCATCTGCAAATTCGGTAGAGATGTGTGGTGCTAAGCCGGTATTTGTTGATATTAATATAGAAGATTTACAGATTAATATTGATGATTGTAGTAGAGTTTTAACCAATAAAACAAAAGCAATTATGCCTGTTCATTTATTTGGAATTTCTTCAAATATGGATGAGGTTATGAAATTTGCTAACGAAAATAATTTAAAAGTTGTTGAGGATGCAGCTGAAGCAATTGGAGTGAGATGGGATGGAAAACATTGTGGTACATTTGGTGATGTTGGTTCTTGGTCTTTTTTTGCTGATAAAACTATAACAACAGGCGAGGGTGGTTATGTAAATACTAATGATGAAGAAATATATAAAAACATGATGTATCTGAGAAATCAAGGGAGATTAAATCGTGGTTCATTTATTCATCCAGAAATAGGTTACAATTTTAGAATTACAGATATTCATGCTGCCATAGGTTTAGTTCAGTTAAGTAAATTAGATGTAATAATTGATAAGAAATTGAACTTGTTAAAAATGTATAAAGAAAAACTTAAAGATATTGATAATATTAGAATAATAGAACCTAGTAGTTCTAAATCCAATCACGTACCGTTTAGAGTTGTGATAATGTCTGAAGAACCGATTAAAGACTTAATGGATGTTTTTGAAAAAAATGATATAGAAACTAGATCAGTTTTTTACCCTTTACATAAACAGCCTTGTTACAGCGGATACGGTAATGATGTTGATTTTCCTAATTCAATTTATGCTTACGAGCATGGGGTTTGCTTACCATCATATCCTGAGTTAGAAGAAGAGAAGGTAGATTTTATATGCTCAGTTATAAGGAAATTTTATGATTAAAACTATATTCATGGGTAAACATTCAGGCGGAAATAATAATTGTTTAGGTATAGACGCATTAAACTATCTATTAACTAGTGATAATTTTAATATAGTTAAGTGTATTTTAAACGAAAAAGATTTATTATATGATTTTTGTGTTGAACATAGTATTGACTTCGGGTTTGATTTTAGTAAGATTACAGAAGAATTTAATAATATTGATTTAATTATTTCATATGGGTTTAAAAATTTAATAAAAGAACCATTGATAAGTATGCCTAAAATAGGTTGTATTAATTTTCACCCAGCACCATTACCTGATTGGCGTGGAATGGGTGGGGTGTTTAATTTTGCTTTATATGAACAAGTTAGTGAATGGGGAGTTTCATCACATTTTGTAGATAACTCATTTGATACGGGCGATTTAATAAAGGTTAATAATTTTAAAATAAATTCAAATGAAGAGACAGTATATTCATTAAACAAAAAAAGTCATAAAGAGTTAATTAAATTATTTTACGAAGTTATGGGTATTGTGGTAAGTTGCGAAGATAAACCACAACATATTCCTAGAAAAAAACAAGTTGGGGGGAGATATATATCAAAATCTGATTTTAATATGCTTAGAAAAGTAAATGAAGATGATACGGCTGATGTGATAGATAGAAAAATTAAAGCATTTTTTCATCCACCACATCACGGTGCATTTATAGAATTAGATAACAAAAAGTATTCGTTAATTAATAGCAAAATGTTAAATAAAATTAAAATTGAGGAGTAAGATCGTATGAAGAAAAAAGCTTTTATAACAGGTATAGCTGGACAAGATGGCAGTTATTTATCTGAGTTACTTCTAGAAAAAGATTACGATGTATATGGAATCGTTAGAAGAAACTCTGTAGCAGAAAATCAATCGAGTAGATTAAATCATGTTAATTCAATGACTAATATTGAATATGGAGATTTAACTGATGTTAGTTCATTGGAGAGGATGATGAGAACAATTCAACCAGACGAGATTTATAATTTAGGTGCACAATCTCATGTTAGAATTAGTTTTGATATACCACAATATACAGTTCAGACAAATGCTCTTGGGGTATTAAATATATTAGAGGCTTGGAGAAATAATTGTCCTACTGCTAGATTTTATCAAGCTTCATCATCGGAAATGTTTGGTCGTACAGTTGACGAGGATGGATATCAAAGAGAGACTACTAAAATGGAGCCGACTAGCCCTTATGGTTGTGCTAAGGTATTTGGATATAACATAGTTAGACATTACAGATTTGCCCACAATTTATTTGCGTGTAATGGTATTTTATTTAATCACGAATCACCAAGAAGAGGTTCTAATTTCGTAACTAATAAGGTTGTTAAATCAGCTGTAGAAATTCACAGAGGTAAGAGAGAGAAATTATCACTTGGTAATTTACATGCGTATCGTGATTGGGGACATTCAAAGGATTATGTTAGAGCAATGCATATGATTATAAATCACACTGAACCAGATGATTTTGTATGTGCTACAGGAGTTACCAATTCTGTTGGAGATATGTGTAATTATGTGTTTGATAAATTAGATTTAGATTATCGTGATTATGTTGAGGTAGATGAAAGATATTTCAGAGCAGAAGAGTTAAAGTATCTCAAAGGTGATTCCACAAAACTTAGAGAAACACTTGGATGGGAACCTGAATATACATTTGAAACCTTAATGGATGACATGATTAATCATTGGTTAACAAAAATAAATTGATGGTTTGTTCATCAAAGTAGATATTTATTAGTATACTAATTAGGTTATTACTATATGAAAAATGTTATATTTTGGGTTGGTGTTAAGAACCAAACATATTCTGAGAAATACGGTGGATGGGATTGGATGGACATCAGCCGTAAGACTTGGGAATATTGGTGTGAAAAACACGATGTAATATTCTTTCCGATGGAAAAACCAATCAACGATGACTTAGTAAACTATAGAATCAACTGGCAAAAATCAATATATTGTTTTGATCTATTAGATGAGGCTGGTATTGACTACGATCAAATATTTTTAGTTGATGCGACTTGTATGGCTAAATGGGATATGCCAAATATTTTTGAACTCACAGATCACAAATTTACTGCCTGGAGGGAAAGGGATAATCTTAGATGGGTTTACGATAGTATAAAAGGTTATGAAGATTTTTTTTGTTATGATTTAAATAAATATGACTACTTTAGTTCTGGCGTCATCATCTTTAATAAATCACATAAGGACATATTTCTAGAGTTTAAGGATTTGTATCTTAATAACGTAGATGAGTTTGTAGATTTACAGGATAAAATTGTTCGTAAGGGTACAGAGCAAACACCTCTGAATTATTGGGTTCAAAAAAATAACGTAGAGCTTAATCTAGATTTACCTTTTAGTTATAAATTAACTCACATACACCGTAAAGATATGTTTGGATATAATTGGCAACTTAATGAAGACAACACTCCATTTTTTATCAAGTATGGTAAGAATTGGGTTTTTAATGGAATACCAAAAGACCAGAGAACTCACGTTATGAAACAAATTTGGGATTTAGTAAAACATAATTATGATTCTAATCACTTTCTAAATAAAGTTAAATCAAAGGTAGATGATAAAGATACGACTTCTAGAAAATTTAAGGAAGATTTGATAACACACTTTCAGTCTTTTGGTGATAAAACTTTATTAGAGTTGGGTTGTAACCGTGGACATACTACTAGAGTTTATGCTTCACTTTTTAAAAAAGTAATTGGTGTAGAACGTAGTGAAAATAATTTAAAACAAGCAAAAGAAAATTGCTCTGATGTTAACAATGTGGAATTCATACATCAAGATGTATATGATTCTAATTTTTCTTTACCAAAAGCTGATGTGGTTCATGTAGATGCCGGTCATAGTCATCAAGAAGTTTTATATGACATACACAGATGTATAGAGCAATTAGGAAATCCAATTTTAATATTTGATGATGTTTGTAAAAAATTATTTCCAAATGGTGAGATAGGAAATACTATAAGAACTGCTATCGATCAACATGTTGAAGATGGTAGACTTAATATTGTAAAGTATATAGGAGAAGACAAGGGATACACCACTGGTAATGGAAAGGTTTTACTTGGAAGAGAAGGGATGATCTGCGATGTTCAGTTACGCCGAATATAGAAATATAATTACATTAGTGAAACATAATTTACCAATTATGGATTTTTCAGAGGTAAGTGATGATGTGGATTCTTTTTGTGTTTTGCGACATGATATAGAATTTTCCATAGACAGAGCATTGGAGATGGCTCGTATAGAACACGAGGATTTAAATGTTCATTCTACCTACACGGTTCAGTTAAGAAACAATACATATAATGCCCTATCACAAAAGAACATAGAGGCTATTCAAGAGATAGAGTCTATGGGACATTACATCGGACTACATCAGAATCCACCTATGATGGAAGATGATGAGTTGATTGATTATATATTAAAAGACATAGAGACATTGGAACATTACTATGGGTTTGAGGTTGATAGGTTTGCTTTTCATAGATGTGGTAGTAATCCAGGTATATTAGAAAAGTATGTGGAAGTACCTGGAAAGATAAATTGTTATGCTGAAGACTTCTTTCATTATTTCAGTGGTGATAAACCAAAAGATTTAAGAGTTCATTATCTAGCAGATTCCAATCACCAGTGGAAGTATGGTCATCCACTTCACATTGATTATTATGATTTACCACAGAAGATGCAATTATTAACACACCCTTATTCGTGGTCAGAAGAGGGGTATGATAACATAAGTAATTATACTAAGTTGATACGAGAGAGAAATGAAGAGTTGCTAAAATCAATGGATAGTGAGACAAAAACATTTCCGAAAGAGTTGTTGATATGAAGAACATAGTTTTTACAATGGATATTGATTTAGCTGGTGAGGGTAGATATGCCAGCACAAGAAGATTACCTTACGAATATTCAATAAAAAGTTGGGAAAGGTGGTGTGAGAAAAATAATTGTGAACTATTTGTCCTTACTGATTTGTTATTACCAAAGGAACAGATGAACATATGTTGGCAAAGATATTATTTGTTTGATATATTGGATGCTAATGATATCAAGTATGATCAAATACTTTCGGTTGATGCTGATACAATTGTCCATCCTGATTGTCCTAACTTCTTTGAGATGACAGATAGAAAGATGTGTGGGGTTCATTGTGAGGGTAGTTATGATTGGATTATCAGAAGCATTGAAAACTATGGTAAGTATTTTTTCAACGGTCACGTGATGGATTTTTGGAAATACATTGATTGTGGGTTCGTAATTGTAAACGAATCACATAGAGATTTCTTTTCACAAGTTACAGATTTTTATAATGAAAATGCCGAATTGTTAAGACAAGTAGAGAAAGACTGGCATGGTGGGACAGACCAAACACCTGTTAACTTTTTGATACACGATAGAGATGTAGACTTTAAGTGGTTGCCATACGAATACAATATGTGTGATATGGTTAGAAAAGAAATATTAGGTGAGGATATGATGTTTACTGATTGGGGTTGGATATATCAGTATAACAGCATTCCAAATAATAAAGAAGATCGATTAACTTTACATTGGATGAAAAAAACATACGAGCATTTATATGGATAAATTAAGAAATAAATATGTAATTGGAACTCATGTAATGTGGTTCGAGATAGAGATGTATGCTGACTTCATAAAGGGTATGGTGAATCTATTAGAAACTGTAGAGAACAAAGAGAACATAACAATTGATTTATGTTTAAATACTTTAGAACATTTTGAAAAGATAGACACCGATAAAATTAAGAGAGAAGATATATTAAATAAGTTCAGAGCTGGTGTCTATGAAATTGAAAAATTAGGATATGAAGTTAATTTTGATGTTGTAGCTGGTGATAAATTCTACTTCCATACGGATTACAGAAGAGATTTGAATTACAACTACTGTAAGAAAGTGGATTATGTGATGTGGGGTGAGACCGATAGTTTCTTTCCACGAGAAGCATTTCAAGTGATAGAAACCCTATCTAACTATACTGATGAACAGAACATACATAGATATTTAATGAGTTTTTCAGATAGAAAGATGTGGGATGCGAGTTGGGACCCATTGGTTCATGTAGATTATCGTGATATAGAATTTATAGATGATGACAACGGACATCTTTATAAAAATCAAGCTAAGTCACAATTGTCAATAGAAGAGATGAATGAGATAAATGCGAGAGCTGAAGAATTTGATTTTTCCTACATCCAACACCCGAAGATAAGTGGTGCGTGTTTAGTTCTGTCAAGTGACTTGATCAAATCTGGCGTGAATATACCATCTTGTTTACTATATAATGATGATGAGGGTTTGTCTATAATGTCACATAAATTAATGGGACAAAATTTTATGCAGTTTGTATGTCAGAATGTTTTACACGTTCATGCTAGAAGACATCCACAGAAGAGAATGTACGTAAAAGAGGAGGATAATCCTTATTCATTTATAAATCAAAAAAATAATAATTTTAAAAAGTTTTTACAAGTGTCTAAAGAAAATATACAAACTTTGGTTACTGGTCAAGGTAAGTTCAAAGAGTATGATGATTTAAAACAGATATTGGAGTCAAAATGAAGAAGAGAGCATTAATTACAGGTATAAACGGAATGGACGGTAGTCACCTTGCCGACTTTCTATTAGAAAAAGGTTATGAAGTATTTGGTATGGAAAGAAGAACTTCAACACCAAATAGAAGAAACTCTAAACATTTAGAGGATAAGATAACGTTCATTACAGGTGATCTAACGGATCAAAATTCACTTCGTAGATGTTTAGTAAAATCAAATCCAGATGAGGTGTACAACTTAGCTGCTCAATCATTTGTTGGTGAGAGTTGGAATACACCAGAACAAACAGGTGATGTTACTGCTATTGGTGCATTGAGGATTTTAGAGGCTATAAGAGAATATGATTTAGTTAAACGAATTAAGTTTTATCAAGCATCAACTTCTGAACTCTATGGTAGAATGGTTGAGAATCCAGCAAAAGAAACCACACCATTTTATCCAAGAAGTCCTTATGGGGTTGCTAAATTATATGGTCATTGGATAACAAAAAATTACAGAGAGTCTTATGATATGTTTAATGTAAGTGGTATTCTATTTAATCATGAATCAGAACGCCGTGGTATAGAATTCGTAACTCGTAAGATTACTGATGGAGTTGCTAAGATTCACTTAGGTTTAGAGGATTACATTACTTTGGGCAATTTAGATGCTAAAAGAGATTGGGGATATTCACCTGATTATGTACAATCCATGTGGATGATGTTACAACAATCTGAACCAGATGATTATGTGATAGCCACTGGTAAGGAACACACCATTAGAGAGTTTTTAGATGCTGCTTTTAACACCGTAAATATAACAAATTGGTCTAAGTATGTGTTACAAGACGAGAGATATATGAGACCAGCAGAAGTTGCTGTGTTATGTGGCGATTCTACAAAAGCTAAAGAAAAGTTGGGTTGGAGTCCCACCACATCATTTGAAGAAATGGTTAGACGAATGGTAGATAACGATATTAATTTGTTAAAATGATTAAAATAAGATTAACAAATCCTCAAAATATGAAGTGCTTTGGTGGATTACTAATAACCAATCAATATGGTCTTCTTTCAGATTATAGTATAGAATTAACTAATTCAAATGACTATGATTACGAATTTGTTGATATGGATCAGTTTATTGATAAATCAGTTTCTATAGAGGATAGTGCTAAATATGGGATTGAAAATATGTCTAAAAAAACAGGTGATTATTTTTTGTTTCACGGTGGTGGTGCTACTGATATACTAGGTGGTTATGAAGTTCTTATTGAATCTAATGCTAAATTTTTATTTAAAAAATCTCTACTATCAAGACAAGATTATAAAGAAAAAACTGTCTTGAATAAATGGTGGTTTGGTAAAGGTTCTACGTGTGATGCTGGATACGATATTCCACAAGATATTTACGATAGAATAAAACTTACTGGTTATACAGTTTGTCACAACTGGCCACATATGCAAAGATTACAACCCATAGAAGACAAGGATATAGATGTTTGTGCTGTGTATATGGCAACTCACCCACCAGGTGATTATAATTACGGTGTAGAGACTGGTCAATATTACACACGACATAGACAAGGTGGGTGGGATCAGTTAGAAAAGATATCAGATAAATATAATATCGTTGCTCAAAAGTTACCACCAGATGTTACACAAAATGTTATGAAGAGGTCAAAGATAGGTATATCTCCATATGGTCAATGTGAGGTATGTTATCGTGATTTAGAAATAATACAGTGGGGTGGTTTATTAATTAAACCAGATATGGGTAAGGTTTTGACAGAGCCTGATTTTTATAAACCAATGGAAACCTATGTGCCAGTAAGACCTGATTGGTCAGATTTAAACGAAACTATAGAAAAAATACTTGCTAATTTTAAAGATTATGAGTATATTATAGATAATAGCAGAACTAAATTAGTGGAAATGTTTTCATATCATAATGTCGGTAGATATTGGTATGACTTCTTTGCTAACCTAAATGATATAGAGAGTGAATAAAATGAGATTTGTTCAAATTGGTACATCAAAAGCAAATGATGATGTTTTTAACTTTATTAAAGACCAAGATATCGAATTAGGTGTTTTAGTAGAACCATTGGAGGAACATAAACAAGATATTTTAAATTGTTACAACGGTGTTAAAAACATACATTTAGAACAAGTGGCTGTGCGATGGGATGAAATCAAAGAAGTTCAGTTTTATTCGAGTGAATTACATCCTGGAGCATCATCGTTTAGAAAAAGTCATTTATTAAAACATCGCGTGCCAATGGACAAGATCGACACTCGTGTGGTTAAATGCATTCACATTCATGAATTATTTGATAAATACAACATTGATTACCTAGATCATCTGTTTACTGATACTGAAGGATTTGATGGAGACCTATTGTTAGGTTTAGATTTTAATAAGTATAAAATCCAACATATCGTGTTTGAATCAGTACATTTAGATTCACCTATGTCTTCTGGTGGAGAAAAAACTAAGAAGGTTTTAAATCATCTAGTTTCAAATGGATATAAAATAGAAAAAAGTAAGTGGAAATTTAATATGGAGGCAACTTTAGATGAGTAAAATAACATCGGTAATACCAACTTATAACAATTTACCGTTTTTGAAACTAACTGTACAATCTATTCGACAGAATTGTTATTACAAAGATATGCCAATCGTAATATTTGCGGAGAATTGCACTGATGGGACTAACAATTGGTTGGATGCTAATTACAGAAAATTAGGTATTGAATACTATATAGAAAACCATGTTGATAGAGAAGACCAACGAGGTATCGGTGGTGGTATTGATTATTGTGTGAGTAAGGTCAAGACGGAGTTTGTCAATATATTACATTCAGATTTTTGGGTGGCACCTAATCAAGATATTGAATTGTTAAAACTATATGATGACATAGAGCCAGGCGAAAGATTGATTGCTTCATCATTTAGGGTTCAACCAAATATATTTCCAAATGATCCACCTTACAGACCTGGCACAGTGTTCGTAGATTTTGACGAGTTTGGTGAATATGAGGATAATTTCGATAGTCAATATTTTGATCAATGGGCTACAGAATTTACAAAAGATAACGATATTCAGATTAGAAAGGGTGGTGGTGCTGGTTATTTCTGTAGAGTAGAAGATCATATAAACATTGGTGGTAATGATCCTATATTTCAACCTATGTATTGGGAAGATAAGGATTTATTTATGAGAATGCAAATGGAAGGATATAAATTTATAATGACAAGTAAGTCTTTGATCTGGCATTTCACATCAAGAACATCAAGATTTCCCAATGGTGAGAGAGATTTGGATAATAACAAAAGACCAGCACATATAATTCGTTGGGAACAAAGAGCTATGCAAAGATTTATAGAGAAGTGGGGACGACTACCTAATGAAGATGAAGATTCATTTGTAGTCCCCATCGAAGGAACTAATAACCCAAATAAAATAGAGTGGCCGTTCAAATGAAGTTAGAACAGAAAATAGGAGTAATAGGAAATGGATTTGTAGGCGGAGCAGTTAAGTTTGGTTTTTCACCACAGACAGGTTGTGATGCTGAAGTTAGAGTTTATGATAAGAATCCAAGTAAATCAACACATACGTTAGAAGAAACAGTAAACAAATCTGATTTTATTTACTTATCAGTGCCTACACCAACAAATGAAGATGGCTCAATTAACATCAATATTTTAGAGAGTGCTCTAAAAAATATTAGTGAGGTTCATGATGGCAAGGACAACGTAATTTTAATTAGGTCTACCGTAATACCTGGCACAACATGGGCATTACAAACCAAATATCCACACTTAAATATATTGTTCAATCCTGAGTTCCTTACAGAAAGGTCTGCTAATTTAGATTTTATAAATCAAAGTCGTTTTATAATCGGTAATAATGGTAAACAGATGAGTTGGGCTAAATCGGAAGAATTTGTTGAATTGTTAAAAGATAGATTTGGTGATTGTATTGCTGTACAAGAAACTAACTATGAAACTGCCGAACTTATAAAGTACATGAACAATTGTTTTTTTGCGACCAAAGTATCTTTTATGAATGAGATGTATCAGATAGCAGAGAAGATAGATGCTAATTGGGACGAGGCTGTTAGTGGATTTGTATCTGATGGTAGGATTGGACACTCACATTTGGGTGTGCCAGGTCCTGATGGTAAGTTTGGTTTCGGTGGTAGTTGTTTTCCAAAAGATATTCAGGCGATGATTGATTTTGCTGAAACATTTGGAATAAATCCAAGTGTTTTAAAAGGTGCTTGGGAAAAGAATCTAGAAGTTAGACCAGAACAAGATTGGAAGGATTTAAAGGGTAGGGCAGTAACCGATGATAAATAAGAAACTTGAATATAACACAGAGTTGATGTTAATAACAATGGAAGAGTGTGGTGAATTAATTGAGGCTTGTTCTAAGACTATTCGGTGTGAGGATTATGAAAACCACCCAAGAATGATAGAGGAAGTTGGTGATGTTTTATTATTAATAGATATGATAATAGAACGAGGATTAGTCAAACAAGAAGATATAGATGCTCGTAAGAAAGTAAAAATAGAAAAGCTAAAGAAATGGAGTAATTTAATACCATGAGTGATAAAGTAACAAGTTTTATACAACCAAGTAGAAACAATCTAAAGTATTTACAGTGGAGCTATAACTCTATTAGAAAGAATCTTGGATACCGACACGAGATATGTTGGGCTGATGATTTTTCAAATGATGGCACATGGGAGTGGATGAATGAAATCATCAAGAAAGATCCAAATGTAAAGATATATAGGAACGAAGGTCCTAAAAGACTTGGACACACCATTTTGTATGATACGCTGGTAGATATGGCGACAAGTGATATCGTAATGATTTATCATGCCGATATGTATGCGTGTCCTAATCTAGATGTAGAGATACTGAAACATTTAGAACCAGGTAAAGTTGTCAGTGCCACTCGTATAGAACCACCACTACATCCTGATGGTCCTGAAAAAATATTAGAAGACTTTGGAATAGAACCAGAAGAGTTTAAAGAACAAGATTTACTTAGTTTTGTTGACGAAATACAAAGTGGTAATGGCTTATTATATGGTCCTCTTAAACTTGGTCAAGAGACAAGTCAAGGTATCTTTGCTCCTTGGGCTATCTATAAAGAGGACTTTACTTCTATTGGTGGACATGATCCATTGTATGCTCCACAGAGTAAAGAAGACAGTGATATATTCAATCGTTTTGTATTGGCTGGTTACGATTTAGTTCAGACTTGGAAAGGGTTTGTGTATCACATGACCTGTCGTGGTAGTAGATTTGCTGATGGCGCTCAACGTAATCCTAATGGACAAGTCTTTATGAAGAATAGAGAAACTGATGAGTGGTTGGCACAAAATCAAAGGTCAACTCGTAACTTTATTCGTAAGTGGGGGCATTTTGTAAAACATGACTCAATGATGATGCCAATAATACCACCGAAGTATGACATTGGATTTATGGTGGAGAACTGTGGTCTTGAACATTTATCAGCATTAGAACCATGGTGTTCAGATATCTATGGTGATTGGGTTGGACATAAGGGTTTTCACGTGAACAAATACATTGAAGAAGAACAACCTAATACTGATTTTAAACTAAGTAAAAAGATACATACACAATATAGTAGTCTTAAAAATGATATAATGGTGCATATTGATTGCTCTAAGTTGACCAATCAAAATTTTCAGATATTGACTCAATTATCAGAAATACTACAAGATTCAGGCGAAATAGGTGAGTTTGATTTGGATATTTTCAATATAAAAGTCAATTCTTTACAAACATACGAAAAAGATTTAATCATTTGTAAGACTAAGTAATACTTATAAGTGTAACAGGAGTTATATAATGAATAAACTAGGTTTACATATTACAAATTTAATTCTTACTGTACAAGATACAGAAGAAAAACCTTTTATAAGGGAACTAGCTTTAGAAGAGTTAAAAAAACTTTCATCGGATATAAGTAGAGTTATCTTCGATCACATTGACGAAATAGAAGAGCTCAACAATGTCTTACCAAAAGGGTATGATGAAGATGAAGCAAATCAAAGAATGGATATCATAGGTCAAAACGGACCTACTGGCGAACATTACAACGAAAACCAAACTGAATTGGAGTTATAGATGACAAATGAACAACTAGAAGAGCTACAGAATATTAGAAATGCTGTGGATGATCTGTATAAGAAATTAGATGTAGAGTTATATAAGAAGAAAAAAGCCGTAAAAGTATCATATGAAAAGGTTAAACCATCAAGTTTAATTACTTCTAATTTACAATACATCGTGCAAAAACTTAATTTATTACAAGAAGCCGGAGAATAACATGGGAAATAATCATGCTCAAGATCGATACGATCCACCTGGAATTGGAAGTGAATTTGAACAACAAGTGTATGGTGATGTTGTGAAGGGTGAGATATTTAGAATAGCACCTAAGAATTCTGCTAAGAAATATCGTAAGATAGATGAGAATATCTGTCACGACATTGAAGAGAATCTAACCACTAGATTTAATATGGATCTAAAAGTGTATGTCAAGTCGTAGTTTCGAAAAACCAATTCGGATTCCTGGCAAACAGATTGCTGTCACACAGAAAATGATTGAGGATGCTCAAGCCGTTACTAAATCTAATAGTGCGGCTGCTCGTTGGCTAGGAATCCACTATCTAACCTATCGTAAGTATGCCAAAATATATGGGTTATGGGAAAGGCATTTGAATCCTGAAGGAGTTGGTATCAAGAAAGGTTATGGTAAGTACAGAAAACCATTAGATCAACTTTTAAGCAAAGAAAATAGGAAGATAAGATTAGGTTTGACATATCTGAAAAACAGATTGATTGACGAGGGCTGGGTTCAAGAGGAGTGCAACTCTTGTAATTACAACGAGGTTGTGCTTGGTAAAGACAGAGTTCTACTTAGGATTGACTTTATAGATGGGAATAGAGACAATCACAGAATAGACAATTTACGATTACTCTGTCCTAATTGTTATTTTTCATTCAACGGGCAGTTCCCATCATCAGGTAATTTCTAGTGAAAGGTAGATTGAAAGAAAACTATTTTTCTGCTGATGGAGCATTATATAAAGATGATCAAGTTACGATACATACGATTGATCAGATTACAAAGAAGTTTCGTGTAGAGAGTAAAGATGGTAAATTATATTCAGTTCCACAAGACAAAATAATGCTTGACAAAAAATAATTTTCTTCGTAAATTAGGTTCATGAATAAAGAACTAGAAGATAAATTATATGATCCTTATGATGATGAAGAATACGAGGACCTTGAGTTAATTAAACTCTTTCATTCCCATCAGGAGCAAAGGTTTAAAACCGATTTCAAATCGAAGAAGATAATAGATTGGCTTGAGCGTAAAGTTATTGATTGTCACAAAGATGAAAATCCACTAATCAAAACTAAACTAAGAGAGGTATCAGTTGAACAAGGATTGGCTATTGCAGAAGAACTATTTCAGATACTTAACAAAAGAGGGGACGGCATTGGGTTGGCAGCTAATCAAGTGGGAATTGATGCACAGGTGGCCGTTGTCAATGTTCGTGAACCTTTGGTACTCATCAACCCTCAGTACATTAAGAAAGAAAATGAAATAGTATATGGTGAGGGTTGTTTATCTTTTCCAGGTCATGCCATACGAACAAAAAGATATAGAGATATAATTATATCCACTGAACAATCGGAAAGTGATTGGTATTTTAGTGGCGCTGAAGAAAACTCAGACGGTAAGAGTGGTTGGGATAAGGGTAATATGAATCAAGATCGAGAGAATAGATTATTAGAGGCTGTTTGTATTCAACACGAAATCGACCACTTGAATGGTATAACGATTCACGATAGAGAGATGAAATTAGAACCGACCAAAGTAGAAAAGAAAGTTGGTCGTAATGAGCCATGTCCATGCGGTAGTGGTAAAAAACATAAGAAGTGTTGTCTATGAAAATCAGAGATATAGTCAGACCATTGTTACAAGAGATATATCAACCCGATGGTTGGAAAA